CTATGAATTTTGTGGTGTTCAAGATGAGAAACTTACCGTTTCTCATAGGACAAAACAAGTATAGGTTTGTATAACTTAACTTGAACGGTTGGTGTTGGCGTATAGTGTCATCAGCGGGATGGCGCGTGTGCGATATTATTAAACAAAGGAGAATCAGGATGATGACGCTTTTTGTGTGTGCATCTAACAAGTTGCACGAGCATCATGGGGAGACGTATGATGCGGTGGTGGAGGTTTCGTCGGAGCCTACGGTTGAGACAATTGACGTGGATGCCAATCGGATCATGGTTGCAATCATCGGGCTTCACAATGAACAAGCAGGTGCGGCAGACCAGACGGTGAATTGCCTGTTGCATGGCCCAGTTCCGTATGTTGCGATCATCCGAAACCTGCAAATCATAATGAAACAGTCGCATCGGATTGACATTGTCCTGTCGTCGGATAGGCCAATCGAGCCAGAGGTGACGGATCCAGAGACAATCGCTGTCCTGAAAAAGCTGGGTTAATATGAATCCTATGGACGTTCTGAAACTGTCGGACGCTGCCCGCGCAAATCTAGCGTTGGTCAAGAGGCGTAAAAAGTACAAGAAGCATCGTCGTCGGGCAAGGACGAGGGACGAGCTTATCGAGTACTTGCGTAAAAACAACTTCACCAGCAAGTCAATGGTGGAGCGTGGGCGCAAAGTGGGCGATCCTACCTTCTCTGATTACCTCAAGGAGTTCAAGCAGTGGGGGATTGCGAAGGAGGAGGCGTTCGGGCCGTCCAAGCCCCTATGGGAGAGGAGGGCACCCGATGATCCAGCATACATGGTAAAGCTGGTAATCCAATTCGGGCTTTGGACGTTCGCCAAGTATCTTGCGTTCAGGCGTGCTAATCCTGAAATTGCCCCGTCAACACGAATGATTGTCACTCGCTGGGGTAGGTTCTCGGTGCTGAAAGAGACGGCTGCTGCAATGTCGATAGAGGAGTCGATACGCAGGTACATGGTGCTGTGCCAGCGGCTAGGGCGCAAGGTCAGCCAGAAGGAGGCTTTCCTAAACGGGGTGAATCTAACGGGAGAGGTTGAACGCTGTGGTGGTTGGTCATCATTCAAGAAGCTGATCGCAGCACTGGAGGCATTTGATGCGCGGGGAAAGTGAGATCGCAGAGATGTTTGAGAAGCACATGGCAAAGTGCTTGTCAAAGCGGTTCAAGGAGTTCTTGAGCAGGAGTCCAAAAAACTGTACGTACAACCAGAGTATGCGGTTGCGGGAAAAGGGAACCGTGGGGTTCTGCCAATGTGCTGATGTTCTGGAGAAGGCAAGGGGGCAGGTTTTCGTATGCGATACGGATGAAATCGCGGGACGGTGTTCATATTTTAATTGCAAGAACACCCGTGATGGTGTTAAAAAAGAGTTCGAGGAAATCCTAAGATCACCCGAGCGGTGCGGGGAGGAGTATCCTAAGCTGGCTGTCCTTATCTGGGTTCTTATGAAAAACTGCTCTGTTGACCTGTCAATATCCATAAGAAAACACTCCAGCTTGCTGTCCAAGATCAAGGGCCTGTTCAATCGGGGGTGATATGCTTCCAGCGTGGGTCTGTATGTCGGTTCGAGAATCATTCAGGCATGGGGATCGTGGTGCGGTCATGTCTGTCGTCAGCTCCGTTACCAAGGACGTATGGGTTGATCATCGGTTTGTCGGGGATGGGCAACGGGATGGGACGGGGGAGTATTATTTCCTGTTGAAGTGTTCAGGGTGGAATCGTGACATACATTCAAAGATCCTACGGACTGGGGCTGTTGATAGTATCGCATCCGTCGGGGACAAGCCGATGTTCATGGTGGACAAAGAAGTCTCGAACTTTGTGCTGTCCACACTTCCCATTGAGTGCGTGGATATAAACGTCGGGGATGTTGTGGAGAGTACTGAAGGGGCATTCGGCGGGTTGACAGGGGTCGTGACAAAGAAGCGGGAACGGGACTGCGACGTTTTCTTCAGGTTTCATGTCGGGAGTGCAATCGTAAAGGTTGCTTTGTCAAAAGTCATCAGGCAGTATAATGTGTATGAGAAACTAAAGGTCCCTGTGATTGGGTAAGTATGGGCAATGTCGCTGAAAAAATAAGGGTGCGAAAGCATGAGGAGTCGGCAATCCCATACCTTGGCAAAGACGAGATAAGTCTTCTAGGTAATGTTTTCGGGTTTCTGAATAGCAAGGACAAGGACATCCTCTTTCTGATATTTGTTTCAAGGAAGAAGCAGAAGGATGTTCAGACGATTACGGGGCGCAGCCAGCCGTCTTTGTGCTATGACATAAAGAGGATAAGGAAACGGCTGAAGTTCATATTCTATTTACAGCCGATGCTTGATCGGTATGCGGAGTATCTGGCGGGGAGGGAGGCGGGAGATGATCGTTTCACGGAGGACGAGACGGCGGTGATGACGCTGATGCTTTACACCTCCTCCTATACGCTTGCCGCCAAGCTGCTCGGCAAGTCGCAGGTCAACGTCAGGTATGTATTCAGGCGGTGTTTGAAAAAGCTGAAATCACTAAAGATGTGGCCTTTGTACGAACTTTACTCTATAATCTGCGGCAACCTAAACATTGTCCGTCGGGAGTACAAGGGGAACAAGGCGAGGGTGATTGTTAAGAAAACTTGATATTTGCCCGTGTTTGTATGGAGGGTTGTAAAATGAGTGCTGACATATTTGATTCGTTTGACTGGCATAGTTCGATAGGCATTGATCAGGCGTTAAAGGCTCCGAGCAAAGTCGTGAAGATGCCTTGGAACATTCGTGCGTCAACTATGTTCGTGGCAGCGGGTAACGATCTGCTGGTACACAAGACAACCAAGTGCCTGTGGCGGATGTCGCAGGACAAGAAGTCGATTGAGCCTGTGTTTGAAAACGACGTGCTTTCGGCAGAAGATGTCACGGAGGCGATGGAAGGTGGTACGGAATGAATCTTGACTCTGTTCTCGCGGAGCCGCAGCGCGGTATTGTTGATCACGACTGGCTTGTAAAAGGGATTGAGGATGGTGCGGAGGTCGGGTCTAAGAATCCGAACAACATCAAGCCCGAACTGGAGATGGAGTGGGGCGGCGGGTCGGCGGACATCTTTGTGGATGCGCCTGCTGGCGTCGTGAATCGCAACCTTCCCGCAGAGTCGCAGGTGCCCGTAGGGGATCCTATCATCCTGTTTGCGCGGGACTTGATGAATCAGGGACGGACGGCGGCGGAGGTCAAGCGTCGGGTAGCTGTTAAGTATGGCAAGCTGCCTAAGAGCATTCAGGCGTCCGTGGACAAGCAGTTGTCACTAGACGGGCTTGTTGGCCGTGTCGCAGTTGATGCCCGTGGGTACAAGAACTGCAAGGTCGCGATGGCGTCTGCTGCAAAGAGTCCGTATAAACGGTTTGTATCAATGGTCATCGGGTGCCGTTGCGGCGACCCCCTGCATACCCCCACCTCCCGTTTCGCTGCTGTGGAGATTCAGGACGTGGCGTGCGGTATGGATGCTTGCCTTGCAGACGAGTCGTTGTACCAGCAGGGGACGGATTGCCGCTGTCCGAGTACGGCGTTGGAGCTGGTAGGCTCCCGTGGTGACTTGGATGATAAGTGGACAGACGACACCCTGATGAACATGGAGGGGGCGGTCGGGCTTCCAAGCAAGGTGGCGAAAGAGATCAAGAAGGCGAAGTGCAGAAATGCCGCCAAGGTGATGATGGCTTTCCGCTGGCTTGATCGCAAGGCGCAGGTCAAGAAGGCCGTGGATGCGTCCAAGGATGTTGAGCGGATCGCTATCGCCCCGATGAATGTTGAGTTGGAGCAGATGGTTGACAAGTCGCAGGTTCCGATGTCGGTAGGGGTTAGTCGGCCAGACATCACGGTGAATGACCCGAAGGTTGTGCGCAAGACGCTGGACATCCAGACGGTTGAACCTACCCACGTCGCCCCCCTTCCTATCGACGCGGAGGAGGTCGTCCCGAGCCAGATTGATGTCAATCCGTATGGGGAGATGAATGGGGTTGAGTTCGGGACTGCTGATTCCTTTCAGGATATAGACATGACACCCGAGCTTACAGGAGTGTGGAACGGTGTTGACGAGGTTTGCGTGGACGAGGAGGCGGAGCGAGATGGAGAGCTTGATGTTCAACGCGGCGGAGGGATGGAATGGTAACGGATGAGTTTGTCGAGGTTGACAAAGAGGCGTCTGGTTTCTCTGGTTCTATTGCAGTGATTCAGAAGGATACGTCGTTGCCCGTTCCTGTTAGCAGCGTCGTTGAGTTTCGGGAACAGCTTGTAAAGAAATACTACGGGGGTCAGCAGGGGCTTGTATCCGCTTTGCGGAAAGCTGGTGAGACGGGTATCACGGGGCTTCTCACGGGCTTGATTGAGCAGGTCGTCAAGGAAACCGATCACCTGCTGGGGAACGAGCTTGTTGCGACGCACAACGGGGATTTGAGGGATGCGAGTATCATTTCATTCAAGCGGGCGGAGGTTCTGGAAAAGGCGATCAAGGCGGTACAGACAAAGCGGGACATAGAAAAGCAGTCTGGGCTGGACATAGACTCGCCGAACATGGAGATCGTTTTCAGGTATTTCATGGAGAAGGCCAGCGAGTCGCTTATCCTGATGGGGTCTACGGCGGAACAGAAGGACTTGTTCTTCAGGGCCATCGTTGACAAGACTGGGAACTGGAAGAAGGACTTGAAGGAACGGTTGCTGGACGCGGCGAACTCTGTGGGATAATAGGGGCGGTATGGCTGATTCAAACTCGTTGTTTGCTGATATTGCCCGCGACTTCCTGTCAAGCGGGGCGGCAGACGTTGACCCGATAACATTCATCGAGGCTCCGTGGGGGCTACGGGTCAAGCTCAAGCCTGTCCAGAAGTTCTGCGTCAAGTGCGCGTACGGTCTGCCACTTGATCGTGGTTCCAAGACGATCAAGGTTCCAGACGAAACCAATGAGCGGATCTTGTATGAGTTCAACGAGGCGGATTTCCTGAAGTGGTTGTATGCCGAAGGGCGTTGCAACGTGGACGAGACGGATGGCATGCTGTTCCGTGAGTTGGTATGGTCTATCGGTCGTCGGTCGGGCAAGTGCCGGGATAAGGATGATCTGATTGCAACGACGGCTGGGTCGATAACATTCGGTGAGCTTTGTGATCGGTTGGGAAATGGAGAAAAAATAGGAATAGGTACTTACGATCCTGTTACCTTGCGTCGATCTATTTCTGATCAAATAAAAGCGCAGTATAATGGGCGAGTTGAATGTTGTGAGTTGGTAACGAAGCGGGGGATAAGGGAAACCTCATCTTGGAATCATCCTTATCTGGTATGGCGGGATGACATGGATAAGCCTGATTTCGTCGAAATGAAAAACCTGATGGTAGGAGACAAGGTTGCGATTGCGGCTTGTACGGAGTTATTTGGACTGGCTGGAGTCGGAGTGGCAAGAGCGGCGTTGCTGGGACATTTCCAAGGCGATGGAGGGACTACATGTTCTGTTGGATATACTACTGGAAGCGAAGTGATGTTGGGCGATTTGAAGAAACTTATTGCTCTTGAGTTTCCCGGATACGTTGTGAGGAAGAAGGGTCTTAAGTCATTTCGTCTTGGATATGAGGTGCAAAAAGAATCTGGGCGATTCAAACAATATGGGAGCCGGAAAAATGAAGTCAAGGAGTGGCTTCGGAGTGTGGGGTGTTTTGGCAAAAAGGCTGTAATAAAGGAAGTCCCTGATTGTATTTTGAGAGGATCACGGGTCGAGGTTTCTGCTTTTTTGTCTCGTCTTTTTGGATGTGATGGGTGGGCAACCGTGAAAGGGAAAGTTGCGGCGGGACATGGCGGCAGTCCTAGTGCGCATATCGGGTATTGTTCAGCGTCGCGAAAGATGATAGACGGGGTGCGGCATTTGCTTCTTAAGTATGGAATACATTCCATTGTGAATAAAAAGAAAAACACATGTGGGGGTAAGTCATTTGAATCGTGGAGTCTTTGCATTGCACGGGCGGACAGTCTTGAAAAATTTCGGAATGATATTGGTATTCTTTCAAAAGAGAAAGAGGTTGACTTGGTTGTTGAGTCGGCCAGGAGACGGGAGGTGTCTAAAAGTGAATTTGGTTCTGTTCCCAAAGGGATATGGAGATACGTAAAGAAAGTTATGTCGGAAAGAGGATTGTCTGGGGCAGATGTCGTGGGGGAACATGGTGTTGGGGCTAGGGGAAGGTTAAGGTGGAATTATGCTCCAAGCAGGAGAAAGGTACAGTTGTATGGGGAAAAAATATGTGACGATTTCTTGATGAATATGGGAACATCGGATGTTATGTGGGATGAGGTGTCGTCGTTGAATTGCGTGGGAAAGAGACTGACGGTTGACGTGGAGGTTTCGGGCACTCACATTATCGGTGGTGATGTCGTTTCTCACAACTCCACCCTTTCTGCGTGTATGTCGAATTACGAGATGTACAAGCTGATCAAGAAGGGCGACCCGTCTGCTTCTTATGGATTCCCAGCTTTCACCAAGTGCTACATCCTAAACGTCGCCCCAGCGGATGATCAATCAGACACGGTGTTCGGCATGGCAAAGACGCTTGCCATCCAGTGCCCATACCTTCAGGGGCGTGGTGTGCATTCGACGCAAACGTACTTTGACTTCCAGACGGATGCGGATATCGCTCTGGGGCCTAAGGCGATTCCGTCACTGATCATGCTGTCTGGCGGCTGCTCCTCCAACACCCTCCGTGGTAAGAACGCGATTGTCGTAATCATGGACGAGATGGCCTTCTTCATAGACAACACGGGCAGGTTCAGCGGTAAGGAAGTCTATCGTGCGCTAACGCCGTCTGTCGCATCGTTCCAGAATGACGGGAAGGTGATATGCATCTCTTCACCCTATGCAAAGTTCGGGATATTCTACGAGCGGTTCATACAGTCGTTTGACGAAACCGATGTGACCCTCAGCTTCAAGATGTACTCTGCAATGATGAATCCCGATTTGCCGAAGGAGATTCTGGTTGCTGCCAAGCGTCGTGACAGGTCATCTTTCATGTGCGAATACGGGGCGGAGTTCTCCGACTCCGTAAAGGCGTGGGTCGAGGATGAGAACGAGATGAAGAAGTGTATCACCCTACCGTCAGCACCCCGCCGTGGGCAGACTGGCATCGAATACTATGCTGGGATTGACTTGGGTTTCAAGAACGACGGTACAGCCTTGTGTGTTGTCCATAAGGATATGCAAACCAGAAAGGTGTACTTGGACTACTCGAAGGTCTGGTACTCTGGGGCGTCTGATGTCTGGGATTCGGACAGGTCGATCTATGCGGGGTGCGGCAAGTACTCGGACAAGGACTTGTTGTCTATGGCGGATATGATCGGGGAGATCAAGGAAACGCACAAATGGTTCCCGTTCAAGAAGGGGTTGTTTGACCAGCACAACGGGTATGCACTTGCTGAAATGCTTAAAACCTGTGGTCTGGGGATGCTGGAGATGAAGGAGTTCAACGATTTGCTGAACAGTTCCATCTACCAGTTGCTAAAGCGGATGTACGCCGAGGAGCTTCTGGTTCTCTATGATGACCCCGTGCTGATTCCAGAGATATTGTCGCTGGAGGCGGAGATGAAGAACAAGCATCGGGTTCTTGTTCGTGCCCCGCATCGGGCTGGGGCTCACGATGACATAAGCGACGCACTTGCGCGTGCGGTCTGGGCGTGCTATAACGATTCCAAGGATGGTGGGATGAACGTCGTTAGTGGCAGTGCTACGGGCGGGAGGAGCAGCCTTGGGATGCAGACGTCGCTTGGGTTCATGGTGGATAGAATGAAAAGGCATGGGGATCACCCGCGTGGGGCTTACCAGCGTAAGGGCAGCGTGGGTGTTCCTTTAATTAGATTTTGATAAAAGCCTGTATGATATACAGGAGGGATTAAGCGATGGGCGATCAAGTATATCTGATGAAGGGCGGGCTGGTTATTCCCGTGGAGCCAACTGGGGTCGGGTTAGACTCGGGGTGGATGCCGGGGACTTGGGTTAAGTATTCCAATGCCCCGTTGACATTCTCTGGGGCACTTTGCACCGTTGAGGTATCTGATGGCTACGGGCAACTTGCTGGGATGCTGATCAACGGGCCGCAGCACAGTCGTCATGTCGAACGGTTGTCAGACCAGTGGACGACAGACACAAGACAGCGCGATGGCGGGGACAATCGAATGGACATGACGGCGCAGGATTCAACATTGGCATTTGAGTTTGACAGCCTTACCCAGTTGCAGCGGGTCGGTACTCGGGTTGCCTCTATGCTTATTGCTGACGACGTTCTTGCGCGGGTCTATGTTTACGAGGAGGTTGACAGTATCGGAAACCCCCTTGTCTACTCCGCATGCGACTTGCTTTATGTCAGTGACAGGGGGCGGATTACCAAGGAGTTCAAGCCAAACAAGATTCATACAGGGTATGGTGTTATAAGGAATGGTTCGGATGTGGAAGGTAGTTATCTACTGTTCACTTCCGTTAAGGTGTGACATCCTTCCGACGGGAGGGTGATAATATGAAAGGAATAGGGAAACGTGGCAGATAAGAAAGCAACAGCGGGGCTGCTTGAGGGTGTGGCGGCAGCTGAGCGGAAGCTCGCAGATGGCGATAGTGACGGGTTAGAGGACGTGTTCCCAGAGGGGCATCCGCTACGGGTCGAGCTATTAAGGATCAAGGAAGCGATGGGCGGTACGCTGGCCGACCTGCCTGCTGGTCATCCGATTCGGGTTGCCGCAAGGCAGCACGTTGCCTTCAAGAAGGTCAAGGCGGATAAGGAACGTAAGTCCATCAGGAATGAAAGCAGGCAAGCGGAGGATCGGGAGAAAGAGGTCAAGGCGTTCAATGCGTCAGCCTTATCTGTTAATGCTGCTGCTAAAAAGGCAAGTGCTGCCTTGCAGGCGTTGTTCGGGATTCTGCATTCAGGGGAGAAGGACTTGGGTATTTCGCGGGAGGCGACAATGGTTGCTACCCGTTTGTATCGGGGGACTGGTGCGATGATAAAGATGATTGGTGAGTCACGCATCAAGGAGGTTGAATAATGGCTGGGAAAGTTACGGCGGGAATGAAGGTGCCTAAGGTGGCGGTCGGCAAGGCTGATCCGCTGAAGGCTCGTATTGCCAAGAAGGCAGAGGGGGCTGGCGGGTTCGGGTTTGATAGAACCGCAGGTATGCTGCTGGACGATGCGCAGCAGGCCGCCCCATACCAGTCTGGGTACAGGATGGAGGCGTACAGGTCGAGCTACGCCTACGGGCTTGGGGATCGTACGGGGACGTATGACGTTCCGATGTATTTCACAATGATGAACCAGCAGAACGGCGGGCGGTTGTATTGGCCCGTCACGCTGGCAGAGAAATACCAGTGGTACAGATATTTCGCCCGTTGTATCTACCTAAGCGACAACGACCTAGGTCTAGTGACGATGGCTGATGGCACGGTAAAAGACATCCGAGATGTACAGATCGGGGATAGTGTCGTTACGGGACTGGGAACCGTGAGGCTAGTTAAAGATAAGTTTGAGCGTCGATTTGCAGACGACAAGGCTACGACGATCAAAGCGTGGTGCCTACAGAATCATCTTAAAACAACCCACCATCATCCTTACTGGATACTTCGCGGTGAGAAGTTGCGTTATGCGAATGGAGGGCGGTTCAAGAATAACATCCAATTCAATCCTGAATGGGTTCATGCCGAGGATGTCAAGCCGGGGGACTATGTTCTTCTTCCTCCATTGCCGTCGTCTAGGGCGGGGGAGATTACGAACGAACAAGCAAGGGTGATGTGTCGGTATGCGGTGTATGATCGGACTTCGGGGTCTGGATATGACAGTGGCAACAAGCAGATTCATATCTCGATTCCATCGTGGAGTGCGAATGGGCTTGTTTCAGATTCTGTCTTGTGGGATCCAGTTGAAACGAAAGAGTCTGCTCCTGGTGCCTTTTTGATAAATGGCTATGCGGCATTCCAGGTCAAAGAGGTGACGTTCTCGCAAGAAGATGACATCGTTCACAACATAGAGGTTGATGCGGAAGGAGATGAGAAGTCCTATATCTGCAACGGCATGGTGACTCACAACACCGATGCGTATGTCGGTCGCGGGCTTGACTTGCTATCTGACTTGCCGATGTCCAAGTTCACTTTGCACATGCCGAAGATGCAGGACAAGGAGAAGCAGGCGGAGATCAAGGAGTTTTTCGAGAACCAGATGAAGGTGCTTCACATGTTTGACCTTGCCCAGTCTATCCTGATGGAGGCCTCCATGATCGGGAACTGCTTTAAGGGAGACACTCCTATTCTTACTCGTGAAGGTGTTGTTCCTATCAGTGATATAAGAGAAGGAGACATGGTGCTTGACGCTGATGGGAACTTTTCGGAAGTTTCAGGGATTGCACGGCGCAAGGTGTCGGAACGGCTTGTCAGTCTAGGGGTGTCGCGACTTTCTGGTTTGGAGTTCTCGCCAACGAGTGAGCATCCTGTCTTTGTGTTGAGAGACGGTCAAGAGAAGATGGTGAAAGCCGAGGAAGTTCATAGGGGGGACTGGATCGGGATCGGGGGAATAGAAAAGAATGTAGACATAGACAAGATTGATTGGTTTGACGAGGTTCTTCCTTCTTTAAGATCGTTCTATTCGTCTGTTTCGGTTGATGATTCTGGGGTTGTTTGTGAATACGAGACTCCGTCGGGAATAAACGTGTCATCCAAGGAGGTTCGAGAGTCAATTGTTTCGTGGCTTTCGACTCTTAAAGAACCAGTTGTTAAGGAGTGCTCTGAGGTCGCTTTGATGCTCGGGGTCTCAGACGGTGTAAGAGTTAGAAGTGCGGCATATTATCTTAGACAGAAGGGGGTTATAAAAACGGAAAGAACTAGCCTTGGTTATGGCGGTGGAAGTTCTATGCGGTGGTTTCCGACAGACAAAAGAGACGAAGAGTCTGTCGTGGATCGTACCATTCGCATGGAATCGCTTGTTCCGAGGTCTATCCGCATTGATGAAGACTTTTTGTATTATCTTGGGTATTGGCTTGGAGATGGTTGGCTGTGGAAGAATAAGAACAAGTTTTCACGGGAGTTTATCGGGTTGGACATTTGTGTTTCTCCGTTGGTCCCAGAGTTTTTCAACCGAATAAACGACATTGCTGTTTCGTTGTTTGGAGACGAGGCGGTGTCTAGTGAAAAGGTGATTTACGATCACATGGATCATGTCGTTGTTAGAGACCCTGTATTTGCTTCGTGGTGGAATATAAACTTCGGATCCGAGTGTGGTAGTAAGAAAATCCCTGGTTGGGTAATGGAGTTGCCGAAAGAAAAATTAGTGTGGTTGCTTCGTGGGCTTATCGACAGTGACGGATGTGTATCTGAAAAAGAGTCTGGACTAACCGTGGGAATAGCGGGGACGAACAAGGAGCTAATGATTCAACTTTTTCACATTTCAATAAAATGTGGATTCCCAATGACATTCAGTGCAAGTAAGAGGATGGTGGATACATCTATCGGAGACCAACGTGTTGTTGGTAATAAAATATGTTTTAACGTCAATATCGGAACTCGTGGTTTTGTTGAATCGTTGATTCATGGGTGCCTTAAAGAAAAAGAGGCAACGTGGAGCGAAGTCGTAGAAGTTAATCCGACGTTCAAACAGGTTGATGGCAAGTTTTACTATAGGGTTGACGAAGTTGATAGACCTTTTTATTCAGGACATGTGTACAACTTCGAGGTAAAAGGCTCTCACACGTACTGCGCTGCTGGTATCCGTACTCATAATTGCTTCCTGTTCCATGAGTGGGATGAGGAAAAGAAGATGTGGAGTAAGGCTATCATGTTGCCGCCCGAGGAGGTGGGGGTATTCCAATACCCATTCTCCGACAAGAAGCGGGTGGAGTACAGGCCGACGCGGTTGATCCAACTGATCAAACAGCAGGCTGGGGCATCCGATGACACGGGCAGCGAGTTGCCTGACGGGTCTTGCGACAGGTCGGATATGAACTCGGAGATCCTCGACAACATACCGCAAGAGCTTGTGGATATGGTGGTCGAGAATGATTGTATCGTTATGGACAGTGATCCTATGACGGGTTCTTTCGTTCATCATTTCGCGAGGCGTAAGAGCCCGTATCTTGATCTGGGCGCGTCGGTGCTGGAGCGGGTGCTGGTTCCGATGTTGCAGAAGGAGCAGTATCGGTATGCGCAGTTGAGTCTGGCAAGCAGGAACATGACGCCCCGAAACGTGATTTCAGCGCCGGGGCTGATGCCGAGCGAGGTCGATGAGCTTCGCACTCAGATAGATATGTCGATGCTGGATCCAGACTACAGCGTTGTCACGAACTACCAGATCGAATGGAATCAGATCGGGGCGCAGGATCGGTTGTTGGATTTGAGTCAGGAGTACGAGCGGATCGAGAATCAGGTGTTTGCCGCCTTGGGGATAACGCGGGAGCTGATGACGGGTGAGGGGAACTTCACGGGCAACAGGATAACCGTTGAGATTATGAACACCACGTTCGTGTTGACCCGAGAGATGCTTCGGAATTACATAGAGGAACAGCTTTTCATTCCGATCTGCGAGGCGCACAAGTGGTACGAGATGGGGGCTAATGGGATAAAGAAGTACCTGCATCCGACGGTCGGTTTCAATCGCATAACGATCCGAGACAATCAGGAGGTCTTTGAGTCCTTGTTCCAGTTGTATCAGAAGGGAAGTATTCCTGTTGATATAATTTATGAATTATTCAACCTTAATGCAGACGAGATAAGCGAGGGACTGAAGAAGGATATGCTTACCGTAAAGGACGCCAACTTCAACAGGCTGCTTGAGGAAATCAGTAGTGAGGTGGGTCGGAATATCGTTGAGAACTCTGACGTTGTTGAACGCATTGCCAAGTACCTAGGTCTGAAATACGCCAAGCCCGACGAGGGGGATGGAGGAATGGGCGGAGGCGGAGGGGACGAGTCTGGGTATGCAGATGGTGGCTCGGGAGAATACCAAGGTGGCGGGGGTGACTGGGGGCTTTCCGAGGAGGCTGATGGAACGATGTCGGGTGATAGCGGTGGGGATAGTCAGATTGAGTCGGCTGCTGCGGCGGCAATAGAGACGTTGGGGGATAACCCTAGCGATGATGAAATTGATACGGCGGCGGAGGTTGCGGCTGAAGCGGTTGGGAGGTTGAGAAAATGATGACAAGGCGTGCGGCGGTTGACGAAAAGCTGAAAGATGAAATCAAGCAGAAGATGCTTGAGGTGTTGCAGTCGGGCGGGGAGTCCGAGGATACGGCTGATCCAGAGCCTAATTCATCTGAGGGAGAATCGTCTGAAACACCCGCTGCGCCCGAGTCTGACGGGAATGAACAACCAGAGGCTGGGGACGAGGAGGCGAAAGGGGATGCTCCGTCTGGGGATAAAGAGGAGATCGACTGGAAGAAGCTAGATGAGGGGGAGGGCGTTATATCCTTGCTCCCACAGGTGACAACCGCTTCCCGTCGCTTCGCAATCGACTTTGACACGAAGAATCAGATAGACACCTATCTGGAAGCACATCCTGATGCTGATAGATCGTTGCATCACGTCAAGGAACAGGATGAGAAGGCTAAGCAGCAGGACGATCAGAAGGATAAGCAGAAGCCTAAGCAGCAGGAAGATCAGAAGAAAAAGCCGTACAAGATTGACCGAGAGGTATCGGTGACGGATCACCCCGCATTCCCCGCTGGTGAGGGGTGGGAGGCGCACAAGCTGCATCCGACGCAGTTGACAAAGAATGTGGTTGTCAGGTTTCCTGATGGAACGGCTGCAAAGGTCAAGGACTTGACGCCAGAGCAGAAGGCAATGGTTGACAAGGCGATTGAGGCGGGGCGTGCGGCGAGTGCTGGGTTGCCTGATTACAACAAGGCGGATCTTGAGACCTTCACGAAGAACGTGGGCCGTAATCTTTCCCGTTATGATAACCCTCAGATCAAGGAGACGAAGTCGGTCAGCAAGGAGCCTGTCAGCAAGGAAAATGCGAAAGCCTTTGCTGGGGAGTTGAAGAAGAACGCAACCAGCGTGATTGACAAGTTTGCAGCATCATTGTCTGATGACGCCCGTCCGAGGGCTGACAAGTTCGTTGAACATTTTGCAAGCGCGGTAGAGGAGGCGGCAAACGACGGGTCGCTTGGAGATGTTTCACAAGAGGATCTGGACGAGTTCTTGCGGGAGGACGTCAAGCGGATGTTGCATCAGGAGGTGGAGCAGAGGCGGCGTCCGATTGGTGATCACGGGGTAAGGCACGTTGCTGGAAACTGCGAGAGTGCGATGCAGATGATGGGTCAGCTTTCCAAGACTGGTTCGCCGATCAATGGTATAGACAAGGTCATGGTCATGTCGGTAATGGCGAATCACGACATTGGTTATACTATGGGGGCTATCGCCACGGATGCAACAAAGGGTAGCGGTCACAAGGATGCGTCTGTCGTGGCAATCGGGGAGGAGACGGATCGGTACGCAAAGCTGTTCGGAAAGGACGGATTCGAGAAGTACAAGAATCTGGTTACCACGCATGACGCGGCGGAGATGGACTGGGACAAGGAACCAGTGGCATCTGCCGTCCGTCTTGCTGATAACACGGCGTTGTTCGGTACTGACAAGGTTCAGGAACTTTTCATCCGCAAGCCTGAAACGATGGAAACGGTTTGTAAGTTGCGGCTGGCTGCGGAGATGGAGCCGCCGAAGCCGAAGGAGCCAGAGCAGGCAAAGTTCGCGAAGCCCGAGGAGTATGAGGCGGCGGTTGCCAAGTTCAAACAGGACAAGGAAAAGTACGAATCACCAGAGGTTCAGGAAAAGGTAAAGAAGTCGAAGCAGATGCAGGACGCGAACAAGAATGCGTTGCACGAGCATATTGACGGGGACAATGACATTGCCGATGTTGACAAGGATCTGTTGCACCGTCAGGTGTCGGATATGATCGAGGGCAAGTTCTCTGTCAGCGCGGACGTTCTTAGTCGGTACAGCGGGCGGCTGAACAGCTTTGAGTTTGACAAGGCCAACAAGATGATGAATGTCAACATGACCTATTCGCCAGATGGGGAGATTGTTGATTCCCTGTTCGGGGACGAGGTTGCAGAGAGGCAGTTCGACAAGTTCACAAAGGATATGAAGGGTAAGCCAGTCAAGGGAAAGACGGGGTCTACGCAGTTCTCCAACAAGGATGGCAAGGCCGTGACGCAGTTGAACATCGATGGGGTAGACAAGTCCCCTGTTGATTCGGCGGCGACGGAGGTTATGAAGTCGTTCCTGAAGAAGACGGGGCGGCATGACCTTCGGGCGGCGGCAAAGGACATTGAGTTGGGAGCACCGGGGGCCGTCGCCAAGGCTCGCCATAGCCTGTCTAGCGTAAAGGAAAAGATGACGGAGCAGGAGTTCCGCGAGCTTATGGACTCCTTTGATCAGGATGCTGGTAACCCGTCGCAGCTTGCATCAAAGTTGAAACAGTGGCCGTTGTTCCAGAGCGAGATGGAGTACCTAACGGGCAAGGCGGCGTCCATGTCGCGTCGTGGAGCGAGGGGGCTACAGGTCAATAGGAAAGACCGAGATCTGATTTCTGACACGGGTGGTACATCAAAGAAGCACACGCATGATGTCGAGCAGCGATCCCCTCGCGAGGATGTCAAGAAGCCGTGGAGGACTAAGACCAAGACGGATGAGCAACGGGATAAAGATATAGATGGAGATCCTGATATGAAACTTTCAAGTATTGATCGAGACCCGATCATAGCGGCGTTGCGGGAGATGGGGGTTGCTGGGTTATGCAAGGTCGCTGGGCCGCAGGACATTCGCTGGCAAGCCGTTTTATTCATAGGTCCGGCGGGGTCCGGAAAATCGTGGCTGCGGTCGAAACGCTACATGAAGTATCTGAACTCCAAGGTGGTTGATCCCGATGAAATAAAGCAAGCGCACCCCGAGTATGATTCCGAGAACCCTGGCAAGTTGCATGATCTGAGCAAGCAGATTTCAGACGCACAGTACAAGCAGATTGTCACGAGCGGAACGGGTGATCCCGTGATTGTTGACGGTACGGGGCGTGACCCCCGCAGTATCATCAGCAAGGCGCAGGTTGCGCGGGCAGAGGGGTATCGGATATTCCTGATCTATGCTTGGGTGCCCGTGGAGGTCAGCCTGTTCCGCAATCGCAACAGGCCGCGTTTTGTTCCAGAGGACTTGATTCTGGAGCAGTCCAAGTCTATCGTCAAGTCGTTCGGGGTGCTGAAGGGGATTGTGGATAAGTACACGGTCATCCCGAATTATTCCAGCGCGGACTTGAGCGAGGCAAAGGCTGATCTTGAAGTCTATCCAGCCCCGCAGGCCAAGCGTCCCCCGAGACCCAGCGACGCCACCTACGGGCTTGCCCGTGCTGCTGCAATGCCGACAAAGCATCGGATGCCCACTGATCGGAACTTGGGGACACGGGTTCATCGGGATAAGAGCAAGTTCCACAAGACGAAGCGTCAGAAGGACAAGGCTGACTTGCGCATGACCCATGAGGGGCGGGCGTTCGAGGCGGGGATCATGGACGTATTGCAGAAGGCAAAGAATCGGTTCACGCCCGACACGCTTGGAAAGATTCTTGAGAAGCTGCAACGGTTCGTGAAGACCAAGAGCCCAGCGGATGATTTGAGCAATGCGGAGGTCAAGTCTATCTACGGGCCGTATGATTATGGTCAGACGCTGCCGATGTCGAAGAAGCGGGACGTGGAGGTCGACTGGTCGAGCCACGCTGAATACCGTAGTGACCTTCGTGGTCTGAACTCCAAGGCAGTGAATGAGTCGGTTAGGGATTGGCTTTCGGAGCGGTTGAAAACGAAGGGGCCTGATTCAAAGCAGGTTCGCATGGATTTGAACCCAGGGACGGCTGTGGTGGATTACGATTTGCGCCAGAATCCCGCTGCTGCTGATTTGATAACGGTGTGGGCTTCCCGTCGTGGATGATGGTGTGTGACTAAAGGAGATAGAAATGAACAAGATCGCGAGTGAGTTGTTGAGGATTGCAAGGAATATGGAGGCGTCGTCTGCGGAGGCCGAGATAGAGCGTCTGATGAAGGCAATTCTTCCTAGCTCCATTTGGAAGGGTCGCGTGATGGCGGTCGGCGGATATGTACGGGATCAACTACTTGGACTGGATGCGAAAGACCTTGATCTAGTCGTGGAGGGGGAGGGAGGAGCAAAGGAGTTCACGCACTGGATCAAGAACCAGTTCGGTAACGAGGTCTCGACTCCACGGCAGCTTGGGGCGGGGTATCCCATCTGGCAGATCACGTTCAAGGAGGACATAGAGTTCGATGGGGAGGTCTACGAGACAAAGGGCGGGGAGCTTGAGGTTTCGGATTCTCAGAAAGAGTCGTTTCCAGACGAGGATAGCAGACAGCGGGTCACGACTCCCGGAAGCATAGCGGACGATGTGGAGCGTCGAGATTTCACCGTCAATATGCTGATGAAGGACTTGTCCAGCGGGGAGCTTGTCGATCTCACGGGAACCAGTGTCTCGGACATCCAGAACGGGATTCTCAGGGGGCATCCGGGGGTGGACTTCAACAAGATTCTTCGCGACGATCCTCTAAGGATGATGCGTCTTATTCGTTTCCAAGCGAAATACGGGTGGAAGGTTCCGTTGTCGGTCCTGAAGATAGTCAAGGCGAACGCTGGTAGGATCGCCATCGTGTCGGCGGAGCGGGTCAGGGAGGAGCTGGTCAAGGTGATGAAGATCGGGAAGCTGGCGCAGGCCGTGCGGGCTATGAGCGTGGTCGGTCTTCTGAAGCATATTCTCCCAGAGGTTGAAGCTCTCAAGGGTGTCGAGCAGACGAACAAAGGCGGATGGCACCAAGAGGGGGACGTATTCAGACACACCTTGATGGTGCTGAAGGGTGCGAAGCCGGGGGTCGAGTCGCAGATGGCGGCGTTGCTTCACGACATCGGCAAACCTGCAACACAGGAACGGTTCGGGGAGTTCGTCAAGTTCATCGGACACGAGGTTGCGGGCGGGGAGATGGCTGAGGCAATGATGCGACGGATGAAGTTTGATAACGCGGCGGTCAGCAAGGTTCGCAAACTGGTGGAAAACCACATGCGCCCACACAGTCTCGGGCGGATGAACGAAGGGGTGTCGGAAAAATCCATACGTAAGTTTGTTAGGGAGGTGGGAGAGGAACTGGTGGATGCTGTTCTGGATCTGGCCGAGGCGGATTCACTCGGGACAATCCCGTCGCACAACGAGATTCCTGATCTGCGGGAACGGATTGAAGATGCGGTCAAGGACGCGCCAGTCGGGGGGAAACCTATTCTTGACGGGCGTGACGTCATGCGTATTCTCGGGGTCAAACCTGGGAAGGACGTCGGGCGGGCTATGGGGATCGTTCAGGACATCATGGATGATGCTGCGGTCAAACGGATCCCGCTGGACAAGGATCTGGCGGAGAGGGAACTTTTGAAACGATGGGAGGCGTGATTATGAACATTGCTAAGGAATTAGTTAGGATTGCCAAGGTGTTGTCTGCTGGTGTTCGCAAGGTTGACGAGAAGGACAATCTTGAGCGGGAGTTCAAGGAGGCGATCAAGGACGGGGATACTGTCCAGTTCGAGTACACGAAGAAGGATGGATCCAAGAGCAAGCGGGAGCTTGTACCGTTGCAGGTATTCCCGATGAAGGGGGAGATGGCGGTCAAGGGGTACGAGGCAAACGACGCCCGCAAGGTCGAGAAGGTGTTTTACCTGAACATGATCGGGGATGTTAAGAAAGAAGAAACGAAGGAGGAGTTGAATAAAAAGCCGACTTCAGAGATTCAGGATATGTATGAGAAGGGTAAGGTGTGGAAATATGATTCTCACACTCCTGTGAAAGAGGTGTGGACAGATAAAAGCAGTAGTAATGCTGGTGTTACTTTTGAGGACTTAGATGAGATAAGAACCCCGATGGTTACATTTATACATCCTCCCACCGGTTGGGGTATCACCAAAGCATATAGCGACGAGGTGGAGGTTGATGTTGATGCCTTTTACAAGGGTGGGGAGATACGCAGAGAGCGAAAGAAGTTCTGGATTTATCAGGAACATGGGTTTTTGACGTCGGGTGGATTTAAGTTGCGACTCTACAAGGGGCAACTTGTTGGTGCTGGATATCCTTACAAAAGTTTCTATATGCTCAGTGCGGCTCAGACCTCCAAGTTCATCTCGGAAGTTGAGTCTGTTTTTGCGGATGCCATTCGGAAGGCTGAAAATGATCTCAGTGACTTAGTTAAATATCTTAACAATGATGTCGGTGATTATCTGAAGACTTTAGATCCAGACCTATTAAATGCTTGGTTGAAGGAAATAAATGGTGAAATAAACCTCCAGCATCAAACCTTTGATAGACGCACTGCGAAACAGAATATATTGGAAAATAGGGTTCGGTTTCCATTTGAGGGTTTTGTTTTTCATATGGACAGAGCACAAAAACTAATGGCTATTGTTCCTGATAAGCTCAAGAAGATGGCGGATTCAATGAGTGATAGTGGTAAATCCAAGTTCTTGAGTGTTTTAGAGGGCGAATCGCCAAGTGCTTACAGTTTGGGTATTGATGGGAAGACGGTGGGGATTCCCGATGCTGATTCAGTTTCTATCAATGAAAAGCCTGATAGTATTGGAGAGTCTTCAAGGGGGTCTATGAGTATTGACGGGAATACTTATTATTTCGGGAAGTCTAAGGTCGTTCCTGATTGGGTGACGCGGGGAACCTAAAGGTGTTCTGGTTTTGACAAAGTAATAATTGGACTACGCTATATGAACAGGCATTATATAGATCGTACGGCTGGCATTCGTGATGACTTTGATCTAAAGTCGCGGTACAGGTACTGGAATACCCGCTTGTTCGGCGGGGAGCTTACTGATGTGCCGCTGGGGTGGACTAGGTCAAAGACAATTGGCGGTCGGGTCGTTGCTCGGGCACTTATTCTTAACCGTGAATTATACAAGCGTACGGGGCAGGCGGACATAACGGTCAGGAAGCTGGAGCTTTCGGATTTTATGAAGATGGATCAGGACAGGGCTGACGCGATTCTTATACACGAGATGATCCATGTGTGGGTGATGACCAAACTGGGGTTGAATGAGAGGCCAGGAGGGCATGGGGCGAACTTCTACGCCAAGCTGCGGGAGATGAAAAGCAAGTCGGGGCTTGACATACCCGTGATCGAGCAGATTGACGTGCTGGAGGTATCTGATGACGTGGAGGCAAAGACTGTCGGGGTCGTCTTGATTCATCACTTCAACGGGAAGAAGTATTGTCAGGTGATAAACAAGAATCAGTTTATTTTTGAAAGAAATGACATAAAACGGCATTTGGATCGGCGGAACTACCCGTGGGCAGCAATGGTTATCTCTATGGATAAGAATCTTCTCAAATACAAACAGCAGCGCAAGTTTGGCAGCTCGTGGTATGTGATCGAGCAGTCGCTTGTCAACAGCATTATGAACGATGGTGGTATTATTGAGGATCGGCTGGCGGAGCCAGATCGCAAGGTTGCGGGAAGGAAGGGTTAGATCATGGACAACAAAAGGGTGGCAGCTATGGCTGATAATGTTGCGATGGGTGTAATGAGTCGGGTTGGAGCGGAGGAAGGGGTTGACGATGAGCCGATGTCGTTGGTCGATCAGGCGATTGACATGATGATTGCAGCCTCCAAGGTGATAGAGGACAACATTGACAAGATCAAGGCGGATAACGTCCCCCAGCAGGCGGGTCTTGATTCGTTCAGGGATGCTTTTGAGAACGGGGTCATGCCGTATCTGGCTGACATGGTAAAGGCGGTCGGTGTGTTCGGAGGGGAGTAGTAGCGATGGCACTTTCATTTCCATACCCGCAGACGATAAGGCCAGCAAGGCGTGCGGGTCAGGGGTGCCTGTCTTGCGTCCACAAGGCTTATTGTACTGCGCTATACTGGATGCGTCGGGGGCCTGCTGGTGTGGCGTTGCGGGAGGAACCGATAACGGACACAAGGATCGGTACGGCGTGCGGGTCATGGTCTGACAATCCCGCCGCCAAGATCACGGGAACACCGACGGCTGATGATCTTGCGAAGAACGAGGAGATGGAAACTCTGGGGATTGCCTCCGAGGCCAATCGGTGCGGGTTGACGGATGAGGCGACGGGTTCATCGAGGAGACCTTGATATGGCTATTGATTTCGCAGAGTTGGTACAGGGCAAGGTAAGCAGGGATGCGTTCATAAGGGAGCAGGAGGCGAAGGCTCCGAGGCGCAAGCCGAAGCGGATTGGCAAGAAACCGACACGGGGAACGCTATGGGCAATCCGAAACAAGCGGCTTACGATTCGGGAGGCTGCGTTGCGGCGGGCGCAGATGATCATACGGTACAAGAAGATTACCACGGGGGAGTTCAAGACATATGTGGTTGCACCATACGAGTGGAAGTACAGGCGTTTGAAGATCGGGCTTCGCAAGGTGCTTTATGCTTACGATATGGTGGATCGGCATATCAAGTCGTTTGTCCAGTCCAACATTCGCAACGTGACAATCAGTGATCGCAAGTTTGCGCCGAAATGGCCGGTGAAAATAGCATAACTTTTTTTTGATATTTATGGTAAGGGTATGGAGGGTGAAATGAGATCGAGACGTTCAAGTTCATTATGGGGTAGTGGAAACGGGGATATGGTTGCCCAATTCAATGTGGGTGATCTGGTTCGTCCTGTCATTGTAAAGGACTCCGCTTTTCACGGGGTCATTCGAGACGTATGCCCTAAAACGAACAAGCTGATGGTTGCTTGGGGCGGCGGGGATATATCCCAGCATGATCCTGAGGAGGTTCAGCTTGTCCTGAACGCCACCGCCTCATCCCGTCGTACCGCGTCAATGCGGGTTGCGGAAGAAGATGTCTTGCCCGAGGTCGATGTCCAAGATGATGCCAGCGAAGATGCTCGAGAGCCCGGATCGGGAGATGACACCGAACAAGTTGACGAGGAGGACGGAATTGACAGTCCCGAGGAGAGCGAGGAACAGACTGATTTCGTTGCCGATCCGATGGAGGATATGCTTAACCAGCAGGTTGCGTTCGAGTTGTACTCGGCGTACATCTACTGGGCGGCGTCTGCTTGGGTTAGCGCAAAGGGTCTTGATGGGTTTGCTGGATGGCTTAATAGTCAGGGCAATGACGAAGTGTTGCACGCCAAGAAGATCATGGACGTTCTTATGGAGACGGGGTCGCAATCGGCGTTTCCTGAAATCCCAGCCCCGACAACGACATGGGAGAGTATGGCGGAGGTCACGCGGGATGTGCTTGATCACGAGATGCAGGTGACGGCTCGCTGGAAAACGATTGATGCTGAAGCGCAGAAGGGCGAGAATGCGGCTGTCAAGACGCTGTCCGCGTGGTTCCTTGCGGAGCAGGTGGAGGAGGAGTCGGGGGCTGCGTCGTTGCACCAGAAGGTTCTGATGGCTGGGGAGGACGGATCGGGTATCCTTGTCATTGACAATGGGCTTGCCAAGACGGCTTCGCGGAAAGTGGCAGGCCAGCAGAAATCCATTATTGTTGACTGGAATGATTCGGGAAGCATTCGGCGGGCGGAGAAGATGAAGGCTACGCTTGAAAATGCTGGATGGAGTCTGGTTCGGACAAGGGCTGGGCTGACAACGTCCACACTGGTTTATGAGAAGGATAGCAAAACGGCATCTGAGGAACAGGCGATTGGTCAGACGGAGCAGTCGGTCGGGGAACCCGAAGCCCGTGGGGTTGAGCAGCCTATCGGTGGTGGGTTTGATGTTATGCAGCAGCTTGTGCAGACCCAGCGTGACACGTTCAAGCCAGAGATGATTAAGCCGACCGTTGCGTCCCGTCGTGGTCGCAAGGCGATGTACTGGTGCGCTCCCGACAGGACGTACAGGATGACAAAGTGTGAGCAGGAAGGCAGTCCTATACAGTGCCCGCAGTGCAAGGCTGAAATGGCTTTGGAATCATTCACGCGGACAGAAAAGATGTATGTATGCCCCGAGTGCAGGTTCAAGGTTCCGACGAGCAAGGTCGTCAAGCAGAGCATCCAGATTGACGTGGACTCGCAGGGTGACATTTCTATGGAGTTCTCGGGGTCGCGTCGTGCTGCTGTTGACGCTGATCCACAACTTGCCGCTGACCTTAAATTGATGAAGATAAGCGACATCGCGGAATTGATCCAGAAGGATCACAGGGCGAATGGCAAACAGGTTAATTTCGGGGCAAAGCCATATCTTAGTGCCATGTACGGAATGGATCATATTGATGATTCATACGGTATGGATAGCGGCTATTCGATTGTGGCTTACCTGCTGTCAAACCTGTCCTCGTGGAAAGGCCCTGTCGCGGTGGCAGTCAAGAAGGAATTGAAGCGGCGGATGAAATAGTGTTTAAGTGCGGGGTGTTCCCGCGAGTGTGGTGATGGATAGATATAGGAGGTGGTATTATGGCTTGGGCTTCTACAAATGATGATTTTATGACTGGGTTTGACGAGGCGACGGGCACGATCAGTGTTCCGCTTACGAGCTTCCAGCAGTTGACTTCTGCCGAGGCGCAGGGTACGGCGGATGCGCGGCCTTGCATCTTTGCGTTCGTTGATCAGTGGTTCAGCGTGTTCAATGCGTTGGCGGCTGCGGACAAGGCGACCAAGATGACGATCACCAAGGCGCAAGCGATGGCAGCGGATGATACGATCAGTCGGACGTATTCGTTCACGTTCAAGCTGGATCCGACGGGGCTTGAAGTCAAGGCGGAGTAGTCTGCGTTTGACGTTGTCGATGTGTTGGTAGGAAAGTGAGGGTAAGATTATGGCTATGGCGAATGCGTATCAGGAAGTGATAGCGGGGCGGGTTCGGGAGGATGAGCAGATTGCGTTCTTTGGCAAGAACAAGATCGCTACCCCAGCGCGTGTGTCGAACTTTGTCAATCTCGGGGGCAAACCGCAGCCGACGATTGAGAAGGACGTCATGCAGCACGTTGGTGTTGGTAAGGCTGGCACGGTTAGCGATAACCTGTCTGCTTACAACCAGAACGCGAATCAGTCGAGCTAGGTCGTGAATCGAGGCTAAGCATAGGGGTGTGGTAAAACACATTCCCTGCGCTTTGTCTCTCTTTATCGGGGCAATCAAATGAACAAGATTTCAAGAGATCTGATTCAGGTGGCCAAAAGCATTGTCGCTGGCGTCAATTACCTAGGCAAGTTGCAAAAGAAGCCTTTGGGGTATAGCGGGGCGTATCGCTTGGACGGACGGGTTGACGGTATTCCCTTGACGGTAGTATGGAATCCGCCAGACAGGGAGTTGAAGACCTATGGGTTCTGGGATGTGAGTGTCGGGTCGTTAGACCATGAGACATCCACGAGCAGGCAGACGACAGCACGCATGGTCAATGATCTTATTTCAGACATGATGGCGGAGGAGAAGACCCGCAATCAAACGGTGTCTGGTGGGGGATTGCTTCCTCTATCGTTCCTGAAAGATGAACTTGATGCTTACGATCATGGTCTTTCCGATTCGGAGATACAGAAGCTGTCAAAGATCGTTTACGACAAGCTGAGCCAAATGACCCCAGAGAAGCGCGAAACGTACAAGCGCGGGGCGCGTTCCGTGATTCTTGACCTTGCTGATTCGGGGGACGAGAACGGGTGGGAGGTTGCGAGACTTGCCCTGACAATCATCTATGCCAAGTCGTTGAACGGTCAGATGGGTTCCCGTAAGGTTGCTGGTCGGTTCAACAAAGTCAATGGTCTGGTGATCGCAAAGGTGGTGCAGGCCGCTACCGATCATGCTGCCGCTTCGGCTGTAATCAAGACCTTGCTGAAAAAGACATTCCCTAGAACCAAGTTCGAGGTCAGGTCTAGTTCTTATTCTGGCGGCAATTCAGTCAGCATCAGGTGGGCTGATGGCCCGACGTCAGAGGCGGTCAACAAGCTGGTTAGCAAGTACCAGTACGGGAGCTTTGACGGGATGCAGGACTTGTATGAATACACGAATCGGGATAATTCCCTTCCGCAGGTCAAGTTCGTCTTGCCGTCAAGGTCAATGACTGATAAGACGAAGGAGTTAATCACGAAGGAGATTTCTGAAAAGTTCGGAATTGACATGAATGACGAGGATGCGGTGTGGAAGGAGTTTCATGCTTGGCCCGACAGTGTGATCGGTAGGGAGTTTGCAGAACGGTCTTTTTAAGGATGGTGTTATGAACAGGATTGCGAAAGAGTTGAAGATGGTCGCGAGTTCGCTTGTCAAGGCCAAGTCGGTCACGGCGTCGGCTGAAATCGACTTTGCCGAGATTCCAGAGGATCGGGTAAAGATGCTGAGGGCTGTGTTCGGGAACCAGAATCCAGTACGCTGTTTCGAGGGGATGAACGGGTATATCGTGGTGTATTCTGGATCACCTGTGACAAGGCTTACCGCGCCTCGTTTGAAAAAGTTGATAAACAATTCATTCTTCAGGTGGCTGGATGGTGGGGATCAAAACGGGATTACAATCGGTTGTTAAGGAGTTGAGAAGATGGACTTGAAAAAGATAGCTGGCATGGTGTTGCGCAAGGCAATGGTTAATCGGGTTTCGATGGAGTTTGACACGGACGAGCAGAGGAAGAAGTATCTGAATGACCACCCTGCTGCTGATAAGTCAAAGCACACCGTCAAGAAGCAGGAGAAACCCCAGCGGGATATGGCCCAGAATCCTTACAACCAGATGCGTGAGCGGGATAACGCCAAGAAGATGAAAGAGATCGGCGACTTCTACGGCAAGGATCCGAAAGACTTGTCGGTTGACGAGATAACGGATTTCAATCAGGGTAATGCGAAAAAGCCCGCTGGTGATTCCAAGCAGAATACCCAGAAAGCGTTGTCAGATGGTCTGTCGAAGTGGGTGGATGACTACAAGGCTGCCCGTAAGTCGAATCCGAGTCTTGCCAAGAAGATCAAGCAGAACATCGACAAGGTGATCAAGGACAAGGGGCTTGATTCTGATACTGTTTATTCCAGTGGCGTTTCCGACCCGCAGGATCATCCCGCGAACAATCATCCGTCAACGGCTGACGCAAGCGGGTTGAGGGAGATGGGGCAGACTACGGCGGGGTTCGAGAAGGCTTTGAAGACCCATGCTAAATCTGATTCTCCAGAAGCGTTGCAGGCGGCTGCGAAGGAGTTTGAATCAGCATCGCGGGAAAGGATCAAGGGTTTGTCGGCCAAGATAATCAGGTTCCTACAGGGACAGGGGTCGTCAGACATAAGCACGAATGAACTTAACAACATGGCGAAAAGCAGCGAGTTGCCAGAGTCGGTGCGTGCGGCGGCGCAGGATCTGTACGACAGCTATTCCGCGACAGCGAATATATTAAGATATTCGCAAGAGGCGCAGGAGGCCAAGAAGCCAGTCAAGGTCAAGACAAAGGTTTCCCCGAAGGCAAAACCTGTTCTGGAAAAGAATGACCTTTACGAGGACGACACCGAGATTGCCGAGATGGCGGTTTTCAAAAAGACTCTTGGAGAACGTGGCAATGGTCGCAATCCCGCGCAATTGAAAGCCGACTTCATCAAGATGATGAATCCAGCAAGCTACGATAGCCCAGAGGCATTCAAGGCAGCGCAGGAGAGGATCAAGAAGATGAGCCCGCAGGATTTTGACATTGTTCTGTCGGCACTATCGGATGACGAGGACGTTAAGACAAGCAGCAGGAAGATTGCGGGAATGAATGATCGGGTTATGATGCGTCGGGTTGCTAGTGAACTGGTTCGGGTTGCCAAGCTGCTGCAAGCGGCCCCGTGGGACTCGATCATCGAGGGGATCCAAGTTAATCGCCTGAACTCGATTCAGGATTCGCTTACATCGTTTGCCCCACGGTTGAAGGTGATGATGGCGAAGCGTGCGGCGGATGACCTTGGCGTTCAGCCCAACGATCTCAAGCGCGAACACTCCTCCTACTACACCTTCCTTGATCATGGCGGCGAGCGGACTGGGGTCAACTCCAACAAGTACCACTACTACGTGATCTTCAGCCGTACCATTGAGAATGGCGAAACGGTCTATTCTTCGTGGAACTGCTCGGGTAAGATCAACAACATCGAGCGGCACTACAACTTGACCCTGAAGGGATTCAAGGTTCCAGAGGTGACGGAGTGGCCGAAGGCTATCAGGGCGATGGAAGCGCACAAGAGTTTGAAGGTTGGCAAGGGCTACGAAGAAGCCAAGTACATTCGTGGCTAAAGACAGGAATCGCAGTTCGCGTTGCAGCGGAGGGATGGCGCGGGGGTAAAACCCCGCGCAGGTTCCCTAGTAAGGGAGATGTCCATGAGTGATCGTAGGTGTACAACGTCGGGGTGTCAGGCAAAGGCGGGTGCGATGAGCGTCAGCTTTGATCTGCCTTATGCTACTGTGCTTGTAAATCCTAGGGACGAGTGGAAGCGGATTGCGTCGGGTGGTAACAGGGTTCGCGTTGCCCGTCGTATTGATACTGACTGGTCTGCATATACGCCAGAGCGGTTTCTATTCACTCATGTTTCCATTGTCAGCTCCGTCGAGGTTGAACCTGATGGACATACGATCAAGGTTGCCTGCAATGATCTCGTGAACAACAACGGCAATGCTTGGTCTAATGATGTTCTGCTTGCTACGTTCAAGACGTTCATCGGCGGGGATAATTTCCTCGAACATGTTCAGATAGAATCGTTATCCAAGGGTAAGATTTTGGATGCAGTTGCAAGACCTATTGTTTATTCTGATGGCAAGGGAAACAAGGCTAATGTTTTCTATGTGGACCTATTGATTGCGACTGATCGCAAGCATAAAGACCTTGTGGCAGATATTGAGTCTGGGGTGACAAACTGCCTGTCAATGGGTTGCCTCTGCGACTGGGTTCAATGTTCTCGGTGCGGAAAGGTGTTCGGGGATAACGAGGTTAGCTGTGACCACATCCAGAATCAATTGCTGAACAAGTACACTGACAAGCAGGGTCAGATTCGGGTGACGTCGGAATTGTGCGGTCGGATGGTCAAGAAGAACGGGGTTATGGTTGCTGATCCGAAGTCGGTTCAATTCATTGAGGCGAGCTGGGTGGAGCGGCCCGCGTTCGAGGGGGCGCAGATAAATCATTACATCTCCGAGGTTCCCGAGCATATAGCACGTGCCGCTTCGTCTATAACGTCCTTGCATGCGTGTGTTGATGATATATTCAAGTTGCGTGTCGCCGACAAGGCGGGGATGATGGTTCTCAAGGTTGCCCGTCGTCAAATGGCCCGTTTAAGTCGGGAGCATCTAATTGGTCGGGTGGCTGCCCAGCAGATTAGATTTTGATTTAATTCGGGTTTAATAATTTTTTTATATTTTCACATTAGACATAGCTATGGGGTGTGTACCCCGAATGGGTTTGTCAATTGACAGAAGGAGTTAGACATGAGTGTTGGAAACATCGGTCGGTTGTCGCGCCGAGTAGCGATGCTGGAAAGCAAGCTGCGGCGTAAGGCTGCGGATGAGGTTGAAGTGGATGCGGTCAAGGATATGGAAGCCCGCATGGCGGAGCTGGAAGATCTTGATTCCGAGGATGAGTTCGGGATTGACGACGTGGAGCTTGCCGAGGACGAAGTCGAGGGCGAGGAAGACATGTTTGATCTCGAAACGCTTGCCTCTGATGATGACGACGAAGACGACGCAGATGACGCCGAAGAGGACGACACTGATGTAGAAGCTGCTGAGGACATTGATCTGGATGGGTTTGACGATGAAGTCGAAGCCAGCGAAGTCGATCCTGACGGCGTGGAGGAGCAGATCTCGCAGGATTCCCTTAGCGAAGTTCTCGGGGTGACTAAGGGTACGCAGTCCAAGACGCATGACTCGATGCTCAGCGTTGGCAAGAAGGCGTATGTGGCGAAGATGCGTGAAGCCTCCGCTCGCCTTGACCGCGTTGCGAGCTATCTCGAAAAGACGGGGCGCGTCAAGCTGGCGTGTCGTATTGATCGCATCGCTGATGCAGTGGATGCCAAAATCAAGCAGGTTCGGTAATCAGTCGAAACAAGACTGGGAAGTGGGAGTTATAAGATGAGCAATAGAGTTCGACTGACGAAACGGGCGGCGGATATGAGCATTCCTTATCCAGGAAATGTCAATCAGCCTGATCGGGTGGATCCCGACATGGAGCAGTATCACACGTTTGAGCAGCAGGTCAATCACGAGTTGCCTGATCTGCGCACCGATTGGAAAGAGAATCCCCGTGATGAAATCGGTTTCGGCGTGCCTGACGCGTCGGTGTTCCCGTTCGGTGTCCGTGTCGCCAAGGGTCGCCCGACGATGGCCAGCGTTCGCGTAGCTGCATCCAAGGCGGTTCGTCTGGCGGTTCTGTTGCTGGGCGAGAAGGTGGACGAGGAAGTGATTGAGGAGCAGGCCAACGACTTTATGGAGTTGGATCGCGAAGCCCTTGATCGTTCGCTTGACCGCTTTGCCAAGACGCAGAAGCTGTATGCCAGCGAGGACGAAGAGGAAGCTGCGCCTGTGACGGAGGAGAAGGAAGCCGCTGTCAAGAACGCGGAAGACGCTCCCGTAGGCCCGAATGACCAGAATGATCGGGCGATGCAGAACTGGCCCGCCGAGGCGCGTGAAGCGTTTCTGGCGATGCAGAAGCAGATGACCGCAATGGCCGCCAAGGTTGCCTCGCTGGTCGCTGCTGATGGCGAAGATGAAAAGACTGATGATGCGGAGGAAACGACCGAGGCTTGCAAGGCGTCGGAAGATGAGACCGTTGAGACGGAATCGGAAGTGACCGCTGCGGATGACGCAGAGGAAACCGACGAGTCGGTGGAGGAGAAGAGTGCCAGTGATTCCGATATCGAGCTGTCTGGCCCGATTGACGACGAGCTGGAACCCGATGCTATCGCTGACGAACAGCTTGAATCCTTGTTCGACGATGAGTCGATCACGGGTGAGGCCGAACTTGACAAAGCTGTCGAGGCGTCGAGCCGTAAAGCTGGTATTAAGAAACTGGGAGGCCAGCCCAAGGTCGCGTCTCGCGGCGGCAAGGTTGACCTCAGTTCGCTCTGGGAATCGGCCCCTGATGTGAACCATCTGTTCTAACTGTTGCCGAACGTGTGGAAGTAGAGAGAAGGAGAAGAGAAAATGGCAATGACGATTCTGATTCGTGGCCAGCTTAATTCGATTCCTGTTCTTTCCAATGATTGCTTTACCAAAGCAAACTATGGAGTGAACACGAACGATACGCTGAGCGTGAACACCCCGCGTGGTGTTCTTGGTGGTTCCGTGGCGGCGGTTGATCCGACCGAAGGTAGTTATGTGGCTGTGCCGTGTGACGCTTCATTGCGTCCGATTGGTCTGTTTGTGAACGACGCCGCTGGTGCTGCGTTCGAGAACAGCCCCGCAGTTGCATCTGGCAAGATCGCTGTGATGAAGGGTATGGCATCGGTTGAAGTGGACGTGTACGAGACCCGTGACGCCGCTGACAGTGCCGATCTGGTCTGGGCTGTTGGCAATCTCGTCTACAGCTCGGCTCAAGGTCTGTTGACGAACGAAGCGTCTTCCGAGACTGCTCCGAAAACTGTTATTGGTGTTGTCACCAAGGCCCCAACAACCGCATCGCCCACTCTGGGTGTTGATATGCGTCTCTGATAGTAATCGGAAGCGAAGAAGGAGAATAAGAACATGAGCAAGATGACTAATGAGACCCGTCAGCAGATCATTTCCCAGCACATCCGCACCGCCGCAGGGCGTCAGCGTTTGGCTGCAAGCATGATTCAGCCGTTGCGCCGTCGGCGTGACTATTCCAGCGTAGGCCGTAAGGCGTTCTTTGTCGAGGCGTTGCCCGATGGAGCCCTGCCGATCTACGATAAGGACCCGAACATCACGGCGTATGTCGTTGGTGAAGAGGGGGAGAACATCGTCGCGGTTGCCAAGCCGAAACGTGTGCTGTTCCCGCTGTTCGAGATCGCCTCGAACCCCGAGATCCAGCTCACCGAGATCAAGCAGCGTCGGTTCGATCTGATCGAACGTGCTGTGGATCTGGGCAAAGCCGAGATTCAGGCGGAAGAGGATCGCAAGACCTTCGCCGTCATGGACGCTCTGGCCGCTGACCCGACCAACCCGAACCCGGTGATTCCCGTCATGGGCAACCTCACGGCTAACGCTCTGGCAGATGCTTTTGCCAACATCGAGCGTACCGACGTGCGTGTCGCCTCTGTGTTCCTGAATGCCAAGGACTATGCCGACCTGCGCAAGTGGGATCGGGATACCCTCGACATCGAGACCCAGGCAGTGCTGCTGAAGACTGGTCTGATGGCAACCATCTGGGGTGCCAAGCTGATCGTGTCGCGTATCGTGCCCGAAGGCACCGTGTACGTTTGCGGCGAGCCCGAGTTCTTCGGTCGCATTCCTGTGCGTACGGAGCTGACCGTGCTGTCTGCTGATGATCCGAAAAACCGTCTGATCGGTTTCTCGATCTTCGAGCAAATCGGCATCGGCGCTTATAATCCCTTCGCACTTCAAGTAATAGAGATAACGCGTCCGTAAGCGTAAATGCCTGTAATGTAGGCGTTTGAGACCCTTGGGAAATAAACCTCCCAAGGGTTTTTTGTTTTTGTTTGCTTTCTTCAAAAGTCTGAAATACTATTCTTGTGTTCTTTGGTTTAGGTTTACTGCTTGTTTGTTTTTCGGAAACATACAAGTTGACAAGCCGATTGTTTTTCGGTTAAATGCAAGTTATACGTTTAACAAGGAGTATTTTATGAAGAAAACGCATAAAGAGCATGATCTGACAAAGGATGTTATTGAGTCGTTGTATGTTGAACAATTATTGTCTGATCGGGAGATTGGGGACATACACGGAATAAGTGATGTCGCGGTATCGTATTATCGTCGAAAATATGGTATTGGAACCATATCGGCAAGGGATCGGATATCGAGGCGGGCCTGTCGTTCTGGGCTGCGTGACATTCGCAGTCTGACCCGTGGTGAGTTTGAAGAGATGTATTGGCAAACGGGAGAAAGCAAACTGGCTAAGATGTTTGGTTGTAGCAGGATGTTGATCAAGACGATTAGGGGTGAGTTCGGGATTCCTGTGGTTGGCAAGTCGGATCGAAATCAGGCAACATACCCATCGTCATTGACTGAAGAACAGAAGGCCGTTTTGTTTGGGTCATTATTGGGAGATGGACATTTAGCGATAAGCGGCGTGGGTACGTCAAGGTATAAGGAGTCGCACTGTTTAGAGCAGCTAGATTATTTGAAATGGAAGCAGGCGGTGTTTTTCCCGTACTCGGGGCGCATTAGGCGAGAGGACAAGCTGCTGGAGGATGGTCGGATTGCTTATGGGCATGTGTTTCATACTTGTTCTCATGGGGTGTTCCAACCATTCAAGGAGATGTTTTACGGGGACGGCGGGAAGCGGTTGCCAGTGGGTTTTGAGATTATGCTAACTCCTATGGCTCTTGCTGTCTGGTACATGGATGACGGGCATTTGTCTGACAGGTGCAAGGATGGGGTGCCTACGATTTCGTCAGGATTCTGTCGGGAGGATATTGATAGGATCAAGCGGTTTATGGATGGTCGAGGATTAGACGTTAAAGTTGCCGAACGGGACGACATATCTATCATTGTGATTGAAAACAAGGGTCTGTTCTTTGAAATGATAAAACCCCATATGCACCCAAGTATGATGTATAAGGTTTCGCCTAGTCTCGGGGGTACCCCGTGCAATCATCAGCGTGTAATGCTTGATGCGTCTCGGGATGTATTGTCTGTAGATTGCGACGTGGACATGTGGGTCGATACGGTGTTTGCGCACTTGCGTCGTGCTGGGTTTTCATTTCCGTATAGCACGGCGGAAGGGGTGTCAAAGGCGGTGCAGTCTGTTGTTGGTTCTAGGCTTGAGTTTGACACGGACATTCCTGCTGGCAATACGGCGGGGTGTGCAGAGTGTCTTTCGTTTTTCAAAGGGTTCTGGTCGGCGAAACGCAAGGGCAAGTTGAGTCCGATAGCGGTGTTCGATGATGATTCGCTGTTGCGTCATGCGATAACAGACTGCATTAAGCATAGGAAGTCGGTGACGGATTCTGCGGTTCGGGCGGAGCTTGCAACATTTGGTGGAGTTCACAATTTCAGGCCAGTTGTTGCGAAGGCTTTAATTGATCGGTATTGTGTTTCTGGGGGACGCGTTTTAGATCCCTGTGCGGGGTGGGGCGGACGATTGTTTGGGTTTTGTTGCTCTGCGGCAAGTGAGTATGTTGGGGTGGAGGTTGAAAAAGAGACAGTTGCAGGGCTTAACAGGCTTGCGGCAAAGGTTGGGAATGGGAAAGAGGTTAAAATAGTCAACACGGCATTCGAGGACTACGAGGTTGGTGGGCTGTTTGATTTCATATTCACGTCTCCCCCTTATTTCGATGCGGAGTGGTATGGGGGCGATGACAGACAAAGCGCGTTTCGCTATAAGGATTACGGGGCGTGGAAGGAGTTGTTTCTGTTTCCGCTGATAGAGAAGGCGATGCGGCACTTGTCTGTTGGGGGGTGTTTTGCACTTAACATTGCCAACGTGGTAGATCACAATATCGCTGATGACGTTAGGATGTATCTTACGGCGGGGCACGGTATTTACAAGGAGCATCGGCTTGTGGCTAGTTCTTTGTTTGGGAGGGGCGAGAAGTGGGAGCCGATTTTTGTTTGTCGCAAGAGTGCTTGATTTCGGGCGAATGCAGGTTATGGGGGAGTATGAATAATCGTGGGTCTAATTACAGCGGGCTTGAGAAGTGTTTTGATGATATGACGCCAGAGTGGATCGTTCCAGTTGGCAGGGTACTGAGGGAACTTGAGGTGGATGGGAAAGACACGGGAAACCTAAAATGGGGATTCAGGGTCAAGTTCAATGGGCGTGTGGTTCACAAGGCGACTCCCGTGGCGGTGAACGGTGGAAACAATCATTGATGGTGATTGAGATTGCTGGTGTATGTTTTTTGATAATCACGTCATAGGCATAGGAGGGTTTTAGAGATGGATATTGGAAATGTTTATAAGCGTGTGGCGATGGCTGAACGTATTGCGCGGCGGGTTCTTTGCGGCGGGGGGAAGTGGGAGCCGCCGAATGAGAACAGGGATACGTGGCGTCGGGAGGTTTCAAAAGGTGAGTACGAGTACAGTGAGGAGAAGCCGAACGAGGACGTCGGGATGGGTGACGACGGATTAAAGCCGCCATCTGGGCAGGCGACTGGCAAAGCGTCAGGGTACAAGTATCACCGTAAGTTGAAACGCGTTGATCTGGAGAATGTGTTGTCAAAGGGTCATTTCTCCATTCTATCCGCAGGTCGTAATCCTAGGGATCCAAAGGAGAAGCAGATGGAGCCTGATGATCCGTTCTTCCACGAGCGGCATTTGCAGTTGCGCGGGGAGTTGGAGAAGCGCAACATCCCGTACACGGAGACGGTGGGGCATTACGGGGGCAAGGAACCGAGCTTTATGATCCTGCATGATGACACCGACTTGACGGAAAAGACGGAAAAGTCAGTCATGGTTCATCACAAGGATGAGGCGACGATGAAGAGTCTGGAGAGTCACCTGAACGATATTGGCACGATGATGAATCAGGACAGTGTGATTCACGGGGCTGCTGGCAAGAACCGTGTGGTGTTCACGGCTGGGGAGTACAAGGGGCAGGAGTGTGGTGGGGCGGGGTGGCAGGAGACGCCCGACGCGGATGACTACTACACTGATATAGACCTTGTTGACAAGCCGCATACCAAGTTCAACTTGAACATCGGGGGGTGCTTCGAGAAGGGGATGCTGTAGGGGTTGCGAAATAGGTTGATGGTGTTATGAGAACATTTTGTTTGAAATCAACCGTGTTGATTAAGAAGTGTTTTCATAGTCTTTGCAAAAACTTGGATGCTATGAATTTTGTGGTGTTCAAGATGAGAAACTTACCGTTTCTCATAGGACAAAACAAGTATAGGTTTGCATAACTTAACTTGAACGGTTGCCTGTAATGGTTGTTGCAAAGCCTCCGTTTGGAATGTAAGTTCTTGGCGGGGGCTTTGGCGTATAATGGGTGGTAGGAACCAAGGAGGGTGGCTATGGGTGATGGATCTGTGGTGTCGGTGTATATGCCTAGGTTGCACAAGCATAATGCGCAGGAGGTGCTTGAGGATGCGGAGGATGGGTTGCGGTGGGCGGAGCGGATGCTGATTGCGATGGCTGCGTCTGGGGGCAAGGGGGAATCGGTGAAGGATGAGTGCTATTGGTATGAGCATGTGGCGAGGGAGGTTCCAAGCCTGCTTGAGTGCTATGCCGACAATGCTGTCAGGCGGTTCGTGGCAAACAACATGATTCAGTTTCCCGATGACTGTCAGGATGAACTTGAAAATGTAGAGGGGTAAGGGTGTGGGTATGGCAAAGATACAGGACGGGTTGAAAGATTTGATCGTGGATATGGCGACGCTGCAAGACAATCCAGCGGTTGTCAAGATTCATTCGGCAAAGAACCTGAATGTGCTGAAGGCGAGCATAGAGAGGTTCGGGCAGGTGAGGCCCGTGATTGTTGACAAGAACAATGTGGTTCGGGTTGGCAATCTGGTGTTCGCTGCGATGAAACGGCTTGGGGCTGACAAGATTGCTGCTGTGTTTCCGAACTGGACGGAGGAACAGTTTCAGGAATACGAGATCATTGACAATCGTTCGTCTGATGCAGACATAGGCAGTGAGTGGAACGAGGACAATGTTCGGGAGATTGTCGGGAGGATTAAGGGGTCGTTTGACTTAGACCTGCTTTGCATCGGGGATACAGAGAAGTCGTCGCTTGCAAAGGCGTTGGGGATGGGGGCATCCAGTGGGGAAAAAGAGAAGAAGGCGGCTGGCAAGAAGGAAAAGCTGGCGCGGTGTCCCCGCTGCGGGCATGACAATCCGTGGCCTACGGGTACGGGTGACGAGGATATGGAGGGGAGGAATGAAAGAGGTTATTGTTGAGAGCTTGCATGGATTCATTGTTCCTATCGACGGGATAACGCTAGACCCGTTAAACTCCAAGATCCATTCTGATACGAATGTTGATATGCTGGTCGGCAGTTTGACTCGGTTCGGTCAGACAAAGCCAGTCGTGCTTGATCGTGACGGTATTTGCAGGGCTGGGCATGGGCTGTTGGAGGCGGCGGGGAAGCTGGGGTGGAAGCGGATTGCCGCGATTCGTCTGGACATAGGGGATGAGGAGGCGATGGCGTACGGGCTGATGGACAACCGTGCGTCTGATGTGGCGTTGGGGTCGGAATGGAACTGGGATGTAATCACGGCGCGTCTTGATGTTATGGACGAGGAGTTCAAGGCGTTGCTGAAGGTGGACTTCGGCAGTATGATCCGTGACGGCCTCGGGGATGTGGGGGACATTTCCGATCTTCTTGCTGACATTGTGAAGGATGAACAGCGGGTCAAGTGTACATGCGGCAAGTGTGGCTTTGTTTTCGGGGTGAAAGGGAAGAGGTGAAAGACATTGCGGTGTATATTCAGGGTGGGTATGCCAAGTCGTCTTATGCTGTTGACAGCTACTGTACGCGGTGGTGGTTCGGGATGGAGTTGGTAAAGCATGTGATTGAGAAGGCTGGGTTTGAGGTCGGGTATGCGGGGATGGAGACGGTATCAGACTACAAGGTTTTGCTGGTTCCGATCACGAGCCAGTGCGATTGGTGGTCTTTTCTGGCAGAGCGGCTGCGGTGGAAGGGTAGGCAGCCTAGGGTGATTGTCGGCGGGCACGGGGTTTGCAACGTGCGGGCGTTGCTTCCGTTCTTTGATGTGGCAGTCTATGGGAGGGCGGAGAACCTGATTGTCCCGTTGATCGAGGCGGAGCTTTCTGGGGGTCGGTTTGAACATGAGTCGATTTGCTACAGTGATTCATTCAGCATGGATCGCAAGTACATCTATGCGCAGGTCGGCCAATCGTATCCAGAGCCGTTCAAGGATGCAAAGGGGAATGAGTGTACGGAGGGGGCGATAGGGTGCCAGCGCAAGTGTTCATTCTGTCATTACACTTGGACAAGGAAATACCTAGGGCAGCGGCAGTCGTCGGGCAAGACTGGGAATAATCCATTTTCGTTAGATCAGGAGTTCACTCTTTTTGACTTTGACTTGAAAAATAGTGATGATTATCCAAGGTATATTAGAAATGTAGGACTGGATGGGGCAAGTGAAAGATTGCGGGTAATGGTTAACAAGCCGATCAGCAATGAGATGTTGTATGATTTTTTGATGGGGCTGACACGAAGCGCAATCAGGCATCCAGTTCGGGTATATAATCTTATCGGGTTGCCAACTGAAACAGATGACGATATTCGAGAACTCTCGGTGATTTGCAAGAAGGCGGCTGTAGATGCTGTTGGGAATGGGTGCCAGAGGACTGATGTCCAATTCCATTTCACCCCCTTCAGGGCAATGCCTGCAACCCCGTCTGGTATATGGAAGATGTCGTATAAAAACCATCGTGATGATGTTGAGAAAATGGGTGGGGCTGTTCGTCAGCATGTTGCTCTTGGGGAACATTTGCGTGTCACGGTCGGTGGGATTGTGGAAAGCCTGTCTGCTATTTTCCTTGAGGCGATAGTCTTGCGTGGCGTGGAAAGTGATTCTGCCAATGTGGAGAAGCTGGCTTTGGCAAAGAAGTTCTGGAGCGAGGGGAACTCGACGAGGCGGCTGGCGGCGTTGGAAACGCTGTTTGACAAGGACAGGCTTTTCAAGCAATACACTTGGGATGACCTGCCAGCACGCAACGTGTGGGGGTATTTGCCAGAGGTGGGGATAAAGAGGTTGTCGGAGCGGGGGCTGGTGAAGTAGAAAATCTGGCGGGGCTGGTGATAGGGAGGAAATGAAATAAGGGGGGTGTGATATGGATTTGCAATTGTTATGTTCTAATGAACCTGGGCGGGAAAGCATCAGCAGGCCGTGGAGTGCGGGGGACTGGACTTTCGCAACGGACGGTCGGATTCTAGTTCGGGTGCCACGCATAAACACGGAGGATAAGTATAAGCCTTTGAAACTTGAATTGTTCAAGTTCGGGCATGATGCTGTTCCCGAGGAGGCTTGGGTCGACGGGGGAGCCAGAGTCAGAGGAAAGAACCATGCGGCAGCAGTATATGCAGCAAGAGGTTGAACGGATCAAGGCGGAGTTGGCTGATATTCAAGGGAGGTGTTGATATGGGACGATTGATTTCAATTCCGAGTGATGGGGAAAGCTATTCAGATCAGAAACTTGTCTGGGTGCATCCAGACGGGTTTGACCTAGAGCCGATCAAGGCGGTCGCGACTACGTTGGGGTTTGACTTTGAAGGCGGGAACCAAGCGTGGCTGCGGGACATGCAGGGCAATGTGGCAACGGCTGAAGCGTTTTTCAACAGGATGCGTGGGGCATTTTCTGATGCGGGGTTTGAACCTGTGGCTCGGGAGGTCAAATCAAAGGTCTGCTTCATGGCCGAGGCTGGTGGGGTGACGTTCGGAGCGCAGGCTTGCGGTGACAAGCTAAACAGTGTGACCGCGATGGTTTCGCTGCCAGTTGCAATCAAATGGGAAACCTTGCCGCCAGTGTATCATGGCGACATTCTGGGATGCCACTTGGATGTTCCCAGCGAGGCGTTTGAAAAAGAGCGGGTGGTTTATGATTTGCAGCAGGGTAGTGATTACTGTTTTACGGCTGTGGAGATTGAGGTTTGCGACATAAAGTACATTTGCCTCTATGGGAATGGGTGGCGGGAAATGCTCGGGTATCCGATAGAGGAGGGGTCGCCTCGGTATCCGCTGATTGGCGGCAAGACGCGGGCCAGATTTATTAAGGCGTTTGAGACAGACAGCGCGGCGGGCGGAGACTTCGGCAGCGTATGGTCGGGTGACTTACGGGACTTCCATAGCTGGGATGTGATTGAGAAGGAGGGGAAGATATGAATATAGAACAGTTGGAAAAGTCTGGGATGATCATGTGTAAGCTGTTGACTGGGTCAAGGGCGTATGGAACGGCAATAGATACGGATAGTTATCATTCTGACTTTGACTATAGGGGCGTGTTTTTGCGTCCGTTGTCTGATCGGATAACGACAAAGCAGTTGCCGACGGAGGTGGGGCAGGAAAGTCCAGAGGACGTCAAGTATTATGAGTTGGAGAAGTTCTTTGCGCTGGCGAAGGATGCCAGCCCGAACATAATCGAACTTATATTCATGCCCGATGATTGCATCAAGAAGACGACGCCCGCTTGGGATCATGTCCTGAAGCACAGGGGCCTGTTCGTTTCCCAGAAGGCTTTCCACACATTTTCAGGGTACGCATTTGCACAAATTAAAAAGATGAGGGGTCAGAACAAGTTTGTGAATAACCCGATGCCAGAGGATAAACCGAAACGGGAGGACTTCTGCTGGATCATCCCAGCGTCACACATGAACAACAAGAAGCAGCCTTGCCGTCCCGTACCGTATCAGGAACTGCTTAGTGGCTGCGAGTATAACAGGCAGGTGTATCGGCTTGATGCCTGCAAGGTGGCTGGGCTGGAACACGGCAAAGACGTCTACAGGCTTTACAGGGATGACGAGAAAACCTCGAAGGGCGTGTTTCGGGACGGGAATCTTGTCTGCGGGAGTATTTCGCTGGAGGATGAGAAGTACTTCATAGGGCTGCTTATCTATGCGGAGGACGCGTACGAGAAGGCAGTGTCACAATGGACGGGGTACTGGGACTGGGTAAAGAATCGGAACCAGAACAGGTGGGTCGATCAGGAGCGAGGCGTGGTGGACTACGACGCTAAAAACGCTTTACACTGCATCAGGCTGTTGATGTCGGGGGAGGCGATCCTGCGCACGGGTGAGCCGATTGTGCGCTTTGCAGGGGCGGAGCTTGACTACCTGATGAACATCCGTGCTGGCAACGTTCCGTATGAAACGCTTATGGCGGACGTGGAACGGCGGATGGCGGAGCTTGAAACGGTCAAGGCGGAATCGAAGCTGCCACGGGATGCGGATGAAAAGGGGATAGAGCAGCTTTTCAGGTCGCTGATATTGCTTGAGTGGTGAGTAGAAACTTTTGACATTCTGGTGATAGGGGGTTGTAAGGAGGTTTGATATGAACCAACGTATTAAAGATTGCAAAGAAGTTTTTGACCACAAGCTGGCCTTCTTGCAGGTTCGCCGCCAGAGCTCCGTCCTGACGGCCAACATCAGCCTGACCCGTGCCCTGATGCACGACACGGTCAAGATGATTATGATTCTGGTTGTCGGCGACAAGATCGCCACCAAACTGCACCGCCGCTTTTCAGGCCACCATCAGGAAGTCCGGATGAGTGACAAGCAGAAATGGGAAGCCTTCTGCGACTGGGAATGCGCCAGATTCACCAAACCGACCAAGCCCCTGAACGGCATCCAGACATGGATCAAATACTACTCCCACGTTGACATGAGCGTTCAGGCCAACAGCTTTTAGGGGGATATGAAGACCTTAATTAGCGTTGACTTTGATTACTTTTGTCCCGAGGATCCAGATTGGGATCTGGGGCATCAGGAGAACGGGTTGCACCTGAGCATGATCTGGAAGACCCGAGGGTTTCTGGAAAGCAAGATGCGATGCGACGGGAGGCAGGTCGGGTTCTGGGATCGTATCGGGGTGGCTGGGTTTCCGAAGGTGTATGTGTCCGAGTCGCACCTGTCGGCGTATCATGTGGCGTTGGAGACAAAGGCGGATCACATCGTCATGTTTGATGCGCACCATGACTGCTGGCCTGTCGGGGCGGGGGCCTGCTACCCGCAGTGCCATAACTGGCTCAAGCTGTGGCTGCGTGGGAGTCGCAGGAGGACGGCGAGGTGGTGCAGGCCAGATCATTCAGCGTTTGGGATGCCTAGGGCCGCTCGGCTGGACCTGTCGGGGTCGCAGGAGGTGCGGGTTGACAGGAACGACGTTGTGGGCATCCATGTGTGCCGTTCGGGCTGCTGGGTGCCTCCGTGGCTTGACAAGGAGTTTATAGGGTTCGTGGAGTCGTTGGGCAGCGGGAAGATTGAGAACAACAACCTGTCCTTTGTCTGGGATGCGATGCAGGAGCGGTGGAACGAGTCGGACTTTCAGGATATGCGGGCAACGTATCTGGCTGAGCGGGAGTTCAACAAGAAGCTGTCGGAGATGCCAGAGAGCATGAGGTCTAGGATGATTAAGATAGAGGTGTCGAGATGATTTACTTTACAGCAGACTGGCATTTTGCATCATAACAACGAACGGATGAAGGTTTACGAGTCCTTGCCGAAGAAGGCTGGAAAGCTGTTTGACAGGGTGTGGCCTGACAGTAGCGACGCCAAGGTTCCGACAGAGGATACACGTCCGTTGAATGCGATTGTTTCGATCATCGGGGACAAGGTTGTGACCTGCGAGGGGCGGGAGCTTCCCGAGGGGCTGGCGCAAGAGGTGATCGTGTATGCCGTCACCAAGTTCTGTTCTGCGGCCCACGCGCTAGGCATCCCGATGGCTGATATGCTTGCGGCTGCGAACAAGTTCAACCTGATGGCTGGGGACAAGGTAAAGATAATGCTTGACGGGATGAAAAACCCGATTGTAGTTTTAGATCCAAAAGCGATTGTTTCGTGTTGACAAGGTCATGCTGCTCGTATAGTGTTACCCCCGATGCTGCATCAGCGATCACAATAAGCACAAGGGTTCTTCGTTATGAGTATATTCAAGCGTCGGGAATCGGGTGTTAGTGCCAAGTGGTATCGTAGCGGTGACAAGGCGCGGTTGCTTGTCAAATCAAAGGCGGTAAGTCACGCCGACGTGCATGAGATGCGAAGCACGATCTCGTCTGCGCTGATGTCCGTAGGGGTTCCGAAGGAGCAGGCAGAGGTGGTTCAGCTCGGGTGGGAAAACAATGCTATGCGTGGGTTTGGGGTTGCGGAGTTGCCGCTGACGGAGAGTACGATTTCTAGGCTTTGTGGGATTTTCAGAGAAATAAAGGGGGTGACTGGTTTCGACGTGGGTCGAGGGTTGGGAGTTGCGTGCCGAGGTTGACCGGTTGGCCTCGTTAATAGCCGGTTACAAGTCAATTGATAACTCAATTGCATTCCCTGGTGCCAGAGCTTTTGCTCTGGCTGCGTAAGCAACCAGCACGAAGGCACCGAGATTGTCTCGGTAGGTGTCAGTAGTGTCGATTACAGAGATTGATGGCGGCTAAGAACGCTGGCTTTGGGTGTTGAAAGAACTCCCTGCTTGTCAGCTAAGAACTGAATAGACGGGTTACATGTCGAGAAACAGTGACTATGCACGTAGACGCTTTCAAGACTGGCTTTCACGGACGCGGGTTCAACTCCCGCCACCTCCGCCATTTTATATATGGGTTTTGATAGGACAGATGGTATAATCAGGCATGACTAAAAATCATGCCTTTTTATTTTTTGATATTTAATCACAATGTGTTAGAGGTTGGTGTTTGAAGTGGGAAACTTGGAGGGTAGGAAATGAGCTATCGCAGTAATTTGACGGACAAGGCGCAGAGCGAGCTGGAGCAGGCTACGTTCGAGGGTGGTATCCCAGTGTTTGCTGATGCGACGACCAAGGTTGTTCGCAAGGGCGCGAATGGGATGGCGGAGCGGGTTTCGTATGATGTGAACATTCGCAAGAACGCGGGCGTCATCATGTCGGCGAATGACAAGCCGAACGTCTTTGAGCAGCCAGGGAAGTAGTTTTTCTGGATTTGGTTTAACGGGTGGGTGTGAAACGTGGAGGGTGCTGAAATGATCAAGATGAATGATAAGATTGCGAGTCAGATGCTGATTCGGGTTGCCAAGACCATTGCTGCGGCTGAGGGCGATGCGGCGGGGGCGGAGATTGATGCTGCGTTTGCCAGCAAGATCAAAGACCTGCGGGCGATGCTTCCCAAGCTGGTGAACAAGAAGTCCAAGACCCTGCGTCAGTTGGGTGTGGAGGGTGTCATCAAGACGAGCGACAAGGTCGAGGCGTTGATTGACGTTCTGTTGAACGCGGCCAAGCAGTAATCGGAAGCAAGCGCGGTGTTGATTGGAAATATCTAAGAACGGGGTGTTATTATGGGATGGGATCTTGTTGACAATTGGCAGTACAGTCGGATGCTTCGGAACATTTCACGCAACGCTCGCTTGACCACATCGGGTGGTGGTGGCGTTATTGCAGCGATAGGACAGTTCTGGAATGCGAATACCAATACTGGAACCAGACCTTGGCTTGCCCCTAAGTTTGCGTCGCTTGCCGTTGCAAGCGGATACAAAGGGTATGTCAGCGATGAACCCTTAAACATCGTCTGGAAGATGCTTGAGGTTATATCCCGTGACATCCGCAAGATTCCGCTTACGGCTGCGGAGAAATTACTTGTACAAGGTCTTGTTGAAAACGTAGGTGATTCAGGCCAGAAGTATCGTCTGGGCATCGGGCCTACCTTCGGCTCGGTTATCGGGAGTGAGTAGTTGGTGGTTTGTCGGTGATGCTATGGCTGGGCGTCCAGCCGTAGCAGTTTCGTTTTGGCTTTTCCACTATGTAGTGGGTAATATGAAAACAAGGAGGACGGGATGAGTGAGAAGTGGCTGGTGGTTCGGCAGGCGGCGTTAGACGGGGTCGGGGTTAATCGGGGGTCGGTGATAGAGGTGAATGATGGCATGGTGCTAATCAACGGGACGGAATACAAAGGGACGATAAAGTACGATCACATGAAGATGGCGAATCGTCGGTATGAGTCCAATCCCATATCGGTTCCTTACGACAAGGAGCTTGCAGAGAAGATCGCTGGGGATATTCAGGCTGCGAGTGCTGCAAAGAAGATTGTGCGGGCAACGGAGAAGATGAAAGTCATCCACTGCGACGAGGATCTGATGGAGCCTGTGGATTGCAAGGATACGCAGATAGGCAAGAACAAGCAGGCGGCTGTGGATCGGGCGCGGGTAGGTAAGAAGGCGGAGGGGCACAAGCTGGAGATCATTCGCGGGGACGAGTCTGTGGAGGAGCGTATCGCGGAGCTTAACAAGAAGAATGATATTGCATCGCTTGCTGAACGGGCTCGGCTCAAGGAGACGAACAAGGCAAAGATGCCGATTGTCCATGATGATAGTCTTGGCATGGCGGTTGGTGAAAAGACGGTATCGCGCAACGCGGGGCAACAGTTCGGGCCGAAGGAGGGGGCTGCGCGGGTCGCATCGGCGGAGAGCTCGAAGCGGAAGCCCGGGCCTAAGCCGGGGAGCAAACGCACCGAGGGTGCTGCTAAACCCGGCCCTAAACCCAAGGCAACTCCCGCTGCTGACAAGGACGCAGAGATCGCTGCGCTGAAAGCTCGCCTCGCTGCGCTTGAGTCGGGGAAGGGGGAGTAGGAGATGTTATTCCCTTTCGTGTGTTCAAAGTGTAAAAAGCATCAGGATCGGATTGCCCCTATCGGCAAGCCCCCTACGGATGTCAAGTGCGAGAACTGTGGCGGTGACTGCAAGCGGGTGTACATGGCGACTGGCATTGTTGTCAGCGGCGTGCGTCGCCCGTCATCGTTCGGGGAGCAGCAGAAGGCGAAGAACGAAGAGGCTGCTTATCGGATGAAGGGGCGCAAAGCCCCAGTTCGTACCGTTGCCTATGATCACGGAGGCGGTGATGTTCGGGAGGTTTAATCACAATGAGTGTCAACACGAATAACGAAATGGTAGTTCCGCTGTATCGCACCTCGGATATCTACTTTTGTGCGTATCTTGTTGCGCTAGATTTTCCGTTGCACGGATCTGAAAGGACAGGTACGGGAAGTTCTGCTCGCGTCGTGTTCGTTCTTCGTGTCGCAGACAGCGACCTGAACAAGGCAAAGGCTCTGTACTTCGGGGGTACTGGTAGCGTCAAGGCTCGCAAGTTCGTTGACAATCTGAAATCATTAAAGGCGATGGTGTACACCTAGCTTAAAGGAATCTCCCTAGCAATAGGGCGGCGACGGGTGGGCTGGGGTGGCGCAGGCTGCTCCAGCCTTCTTTTTCATAAAGTTTGATATTTGATTCATTATTCATAAGGGGTGTTTAATGAAGGTTTCGGCAACATTGATTACGGCTGTTCGGCGGTTGGAGGCCATGCCTCAACTGCGCATGAAGACCGTGATGGGCAAGGCGCAGGAGGCGTTAAGCCATTCGGATGTGGCGACCACGATAGGGTCGTATGTTGATCCCCGCGTTGTTGTCAACTTCCTTGCCAACGGCGGGCTTGATGATTCGCTGGAGGACATTCTGGTTCGGAACAAGAACGTCAAGGTGCTGTTCAACTTCGAGGCGTTCCTTGGGCAGACAAAGGTTGCATCTAACGTGGTTGGGCTGAAGGAGACGGAGCGGGGCGGGGTGTCGGTGCTTGACGTGATGCGTGAGATGGATGATCTGCTAGGGGGTATGGAATGAGCGTTTTCCCAGGCACATACATCAAAACGGCAGTGGCGTCAACGGATCGGTTCAATCACTTGATTGACACCATGATGACCCCGAAGCTGATGTCGTTCAGGCAGATTCGCATCCACGATGAGCTTGCCGAGCTGCGGCCAGACAGGGCGACGTGGAACTGTACCTACATGAACTGGCTGGAGGATGCCCCGCTGGTTGTGCGCAAGAACGGGGCTGTACTGACGAGCGGGCCGCACGCGTCTGACGTGACAGTGATAAGCTATTCCGAGGGTACGTTCTCCGTCGGTACTGTTGACGTCGGGCTGGACGGGAGGCCGAGGGATGTGGTGGAGGCGACCTACTGGTTCGATTACTTCCCTACGCCGATACAGGAGGGGTTCCTGACGGCTGCGTTGTCTATTGTCAACATGACTGCGGTCGGGCCACCCACGGATTACACGATAGACAACTTCCCGCGCAACTGGGAGGGTGTGGTGCTTGATGCGGCTTTTGCGATGTGCATGGAGAAGCTGCTGCTTGACTATGACCTGTGGCGTTATCGTCTTGTGTTTGCCACGGGGCCGCAGGAGGTGTACGAGGGGTCTGGAGGGGATATCGTCAATCAGATTACGACGCTGAAGGAAAATGCTGAAAGCAGGGCGAGGGAGGCGATGCAGAACGAGAAGTTCAAGACGGGCAACTACCTTGCTTATCCTACGGTTGCTTATTATGATGCCATCAGGGGTGTTGGCGGGGCGCGAGGTCGGCACGGCATCCCGTTCCTTAGTGGCAGGTTGAGGGGCTGGAAGCCGACACGTTTTATTTAGTATTCTTGTATAAACTTGTTGCCTGATGGTGATAGGGGGTCAGGAGGGTTAAGATTATGATAGCCAGGGAGATTCTGAAGGTGGCAGCGTTGATCGTCCCAGGGCGTTCGGCGTACGAGCAGAAGATGGGGGACGACGCGGAGCGGGTGGAATACCCAGAGTACGGGATTGTCGCCTTGTACAAGGCGAACGGGTCAAACGGGAAGCCAGTAGGGATGCTGTTCTCGGGCAAGAAGTCAAAGCCCGATTGGTACTATCGGTTTAATGACCGTTCCCGCTTTGATCGGCTCGTGGAGATCGCTGTGGATAATGCCAAGAAGAAGGCGCAGGTTAAGAACGAAAGCAAGCAGACCCGTGTTGACTACAAGCATAGTCTGGTTGTAGGGGACATTCTAGAGTCTAGCTGGGGATATGATCAGACAAACGCGAGCTTTTATCAGGTGCTGGCAGTGACAGACAAGAGCGTTAAGGTTCGCAGCCTAAACAAGAAGGTCGTTAGCGATACTGCGTATGGGGTGGTTCGCGTGGTTCCTATTCCCGACTCTTTCAATCGGCATGAGCAGGCGGTTGTAAAGCGGGTCAGCCCGAGTGGGTCTGTCAAGATTTCAAGCAATGAGTGGGCAAGCAAGTGGGACGGGAATCCAGCGGAGCAGACAGCAAGCGGGTATGGTCATTGATGGGGGTGTTTTTATGAACAAAATTGTGAGTGAGATTATGAAAGTGGCTGGTGCTTTGGAAAGCACATTGGACGGACTTAGCAATGCCAAGGCTCGCAAGGTCGTTTCCGATCTAGTTGGTCGGGTGACGAATGGGCTGTTCCATGACGAGGCGTGGGTTCCTGTCAGCAACATGGTCAAGGCATTCGATTCTATGGGCTGGGACTGGGAGCAGGTCGGGGCGTCGAGGTATTGGGCAAGCGAAGAGTGGCAGCGGATTCTTAAAGAGAACGGCGGCAAAAACTCTCCCAATGATCATAAGGAATGGAAGTATGTCGTTCGGTTCGTGAACGACAAGCAGCGGCCAACGGAGATAAGCGTAATGGTGAGGGCGAATGCGACTGGACGCATCGGCGCGGGACGTGATGTCTGGGAAACATACGACATGGACATGGGCGTGTACTAGGCGGTAAGCTATGAAAAGCGACAAGGGCATAGACGTTGAGGTTGCGAGGATCGGATCGTTGCTGCATCGGGCGGCGACAATGATCGCGGTCAACAAGGCACTGCGTAGTGCTGGCAAGGCGTCTGTGTCTGATGGTCGCTACGAGGCGGTTGCCGTGGGGGAAGATGCTGAAGTCATGGGGCGCAGGATACGTGCGGCGATTCCAGAGGCTACGGTGTCGCGTATCGCCGACAAGGTGATCGGGATCAACATTAGGAGGGGATGATGGCTGACCTATCACCGACAACAGGCGAGAGCTACTATTCAGGGGACTGGGGAGAGCTACGCGACGTGCTGTCTGTTCTGAACATTGATGCTGGCAAGATGGCAAAGATAGACCAGATGATGGTTAATCGGTATCAGGAACGGGTGGATAGGTACATTGACGGGATACTGGGGGAGGTGTATCATACCCCGATCAGGGCGATGAACAAAGTCATGCCTAATGGTCAAACCGTGCGTGTGTTTCCCGGCGACCTGCGGCACGCTGCGCTTTACTGGACGGCGGGGCTGTTGCTGATGAGCGAGTTCCAGCAGTTGTCGCAGAACATGACGGAGCAGATGCAGACGTACATGGAGACGGCCAAGCGTCAGATATTCAGCTTGCGCAAGTTTGACCATCGGATGTATGGTCAGGACATCAAGTCTAATGTCAGTCGCACAATGCCACCAGCTCTTCAACCTGCTGCGTGGCCTGAGCAGGAGATATAGCGCGATGAATGAGAGAGCGTTAGCAATGCGGGTTGCGGGGGAGTGGGCGGCGAAGGAGTCTTTCACGATTGATCGTCCAGATTCCAATGATGCCGACAGGGCTTTGCGCAAGATGATTTCAGAGATGGAGGACTTGCTGGATCGGTACAGGCACAATGAGGGGGTGCAGACGAAGCTGGTAAAGGAGGATCATGCGGATCGGGTCAAGCTGACCGTGGCATTGTCGGAGCATGAGGCGGTGGAGTCGATGATCAGGGAGATGGAGGCGTTGGTCAAGAAGCTGGCGCGGAGGAATAAGCTGGAGGTCGATTATTCAAACCAATCCTAGCAATATCATCAAGACCTTGCTTGCGCTGTTGGAAACGAAATCCCCATTGATCAACAAGGTGCTTCGGGAGTACGAGGAGTCCAAGTGCCTGAACTTATTTGAGGGCATGAGGACAACCTTGCCTTTGTCTGCTTATCCGTCGTTCGAGGTGGAGCCACAGTCGGGATCGAATGAGTGGGCGACGACGCGGGCGCAGCGGCCACGGTACACATTCAGGTGTACGCTTACGGTTCGGAATGACAACGAGAAGTATGGGGCGGAGTATATCTGTACGCTGGCGACAACAATCACGGCGATTATGAACAGTCCCGAGAACCTGCAACTGAAGATATTGAATGAGACGAAGTGGGATGCCTACGGGGGGCAGCATGACACATATATGCTGAACAGCTTTGTTGATGACGTGACCTATGGGGCGGTCAAGGACGGTACGATGCGGGCGGCGGAGTTCAACTGGTATGTGGTGGTGCATGAACCGTTCCCTGATAGCGCATTCAGGATCGGTGATCCCGTGTTGCCGACGGTACTGCGTCCTGTTGTTGTTGCGCCGTGACGGATTATTTGATAATCTTCGCACAGTATAAGGGGTGGTTAAAATGATTTTGGAAGACATGGCTCGGCAGTTAGCCAGAAACATAGGGTATATTCACGGGTGGCTGGCGCAGCCGTACAGGGATCATCGTACGGCGATGCTTGAGCTTGACGTCAATGCGAATGCCCGCAAGGGGCATCAGGCATTCACCAAGATGAAGGCTGGGCTTATCAAGGCACGGGCTGCTTGTGTTGATCTGGAGCGGGAAGCGGCAAAGGTCTCTAAGGAGTTGTATGAGTAGGTCAATGGTAGCGGTGGACGATATTCCTGCTGTATTAGACGCTGACATATTCGGCGACTTTGAGGATATTGTGAGATACCTTGAGGGGGCAAAGCAGGCGACGATCAATGTCTACAGGACGGGGGTCAAGCTGCGCAGTCGGCAGACGGAGCAGGACGAGCGCATATTGAGGCGGAATGCTGGAGACTACGCAGAGGTGGTCGGGATGCACGCAAGCAAGACCCGTGCTGTGGTTGAGGAGATGATAAAGAAATGTGATCTATATTTGGCGGAGGTAAAGCCGTGGCTTTGATTGCTTCAAACGTGTTGTTGAGGATTGCAGACAGGATGGCCTATCAGTTCAAGTTGTTGAAAGACGCGGCGGACGCTGCGAAGCAGCAGTGGAGTGGGTATTATGCAGATGTTGTTACGGGGACAGATGACGCTGATGTCGAGATTCCCTTACTATCTCCTAGTGTTAATCTTGACTCTGATTTTGATGCTGGAAGTATCGCGAAGAATGGGACCTTGATGTCTGGTGTCGTCTGGGGGATGATTGCCCACTTCGCTCGCAAGGATCAGAACGGGGCATCGCTTCAGTCCGGCGGGTGGGATGGGTACCTGCAAGCACATGATGTTCGGGTCAGTTATTATTTTGCGCAGGTTCACAAGGCGATCACGAGTAGGTACATGATGGCACCCAACGTGTTTTCAGAGTCTGCTGATCTGTTCGGGACGGTAGAGGTCGACGCAGGGCTTGTGCTGATGTTCATGGACGGGGTCAACTATGGGGATGGGGACTTGAATACCCCTGCTGACGGTTCACATTATGCGGGGACGCAGTTGCAGATTCGAGTGGACAGTTTCGGGGCTGCGGATCTGTCAATAACGCTACGTGTAAAAAAATTAAATAATACCACACATAGTGTGGATATGGTTATTGCTGGTGGTACGCCTGATGGTAGCCTGATTGACGTGGGGACGGCGAATGACCGTTTCTTAGATTTGATCGGGGTTGAGTACACGGGCGTGGCTGACGGAACGGTTGGAGATGTGTTGACGGTCTGGAATAAGAAGGAAAGACAGATTGTGCTTTAGTGTTGAAGTGGGAGGTGGGCTGATCCCATTCTCTAGTACGGCGGAATAAATAGGAGGTGTTATTATGGGAATGGGGTAGATGTGCCCCATCTCACCTTACCTGATTGACTTGGAAGTCCAGTGATGGATGACAGGGCGGAACCCGAAAGGGACCGTGAACGACTGAGTGGTAGGGGCGAACAGGTTTGAAAAGGCTTTCCCGGTCAAGTAAAATCTATTCGTAAGCGACAGTCTGATCTCCCGTATAATCTTTTGAATTAAGCGGGAGAGGTTGATCCGAAGAGGTTGACCCGCCATTGAAAGATGGTCATTAGGCCGAAAGGCTGAAGTAACAGAGTGATCAAGGCTTCGTGAGAATGTACCAAGATGGGCCTGCTGTGGGGCCGATGCTGATGCTTTGTACGGGATCTAGTGTCAACTTGCAGCTTGAACCGATCTTCTCGAACGCGGTGTGGGGCGCGGGTTGGTATAATGCCGCCGAGTCGGCTCATTATGCGGACAATGCGGTTCGGTATGAGGGTTCTGTTGAAACCGAGTTGCAGCTTGGGGCTGGCGGTTCTATCTGGGATTTCATTGTCAAGTGGTGCATCACGGAGCGGGCGTATGGGCGGTCTTTCGATATCAGCCCTGATGGAGCGCGTGTGTACCAGTACAGGACGAGTGCGGCGTATGGGGTCAACTATGACCTTGAAGGCGCGTGGAATACGAGTCTGGGTCTTTCCACCTCTCAGGACTCGTTCGTCACTGCGTCCCTTGGTCTTGTGGCGATTTACCGTGACGAAGTCAATCCTGCTGGTGGCACGGGTGGGTATGATGCCTACTCGTATATCCGTCAGAAGACGGGTGTGAACGGCGCGGACTGCTCGATCTTCAATACCACCAACCCCCTGAACCCTGGTGGCAACAACGTGGATCCGATTCCTTACTGGAAGACGAACGCCCAGTTGCTCACGGGTACTTGGACAGAGCCGTTCAACGGCGGGGTGGTTCCCCAGACGGGCATGGAGACGGTGGAATGGAATGTCGATGTGACCCAGAACCAGACGATCCTTTACACCTGTAATGGCAATCGTTTGCCGACGGCAGTGCTTATGGGTGCGATGTCCGTGTCTGGGGCTGTCACGCTGTATCATCCAGAGGGCGTGTTCGATCCGATCCTTGGGCCTAACGGCACGGGGTCGCTGCTGAACCCGTATCTGTATGCCGCGAACACTTGGCTGCGCGTGACGATTGCTGGTTCCGCGAACGACGTGTACATCGAGGTTCCCGCTGCGGTTATCGAGTCGGATGACTACGGCGTCAAGGGACAGAATGATGTCACCAACCGTGCGTTCAACCTCAAGGGCATGGGCGGTCGTTGCTACAACAACATCGCACAGCCTCCTTGCTTGATGTCCAGCTCGACTGGTGGATTCGTTGCCCCGTAATCAGGGGTTGCGAAATAGGTTGATGGTGTTATGAGAACATTTTGTTTGAAATCAACCGTGTTGATTAAGAAGTGTTTTCATGGTCTTTGTAAAAACTTGGATGCTATGAATTTTGTGGTGTTCAAGATGAGAAACTTACCGTTTCTCATAGGACAAAACAAGTATAGGTTTGTATAACTTA